TTATGCAACAATTTACAGGCACTGGAAGTTCCGACAATTATGTATCTGTTGCTCCCGTTAGCATGGTGAATATTCCAGAAATAGCAAATACTTCTTATAGCATTCCTCACGTATACCAGTGGTCTGATAATATTTATTGGATTTTTGTTGCTCAAAATGCTTCGGCTGCACAAACAAGAACTGTTGGATTATTTGAATTTAATTCTCAAGCACTTACTATTACTTGGAAAGGCTTTATTACCATGAACAGTGGTATAGCTGGTAATAAAACTGTAAGAGCTTTGAGGGCCTTTGTCTATAAACATTATGATGGAACTGTTGCGGTAAGTGGAACTGGTGTAACTGGGTCTGGGACTTCTTTTTCTACTGATAGAATTGCTGCAGCAAACGCTGGTGTTGGTGGAGCAAGAATAGGGTTTGGTTCTACTGCTCCTTCGGAAATTAGTAATTGGTACGAAATTTCAAGCATTGCAAGCGACACGGCTTTGACTTTAAAAACCGCAGTTCCTACTGCAATCACTGGTGGTACTCCATATGTTATAGAAGAAATAAGAATTTTACTTGCTTGTACGAATGCAACTACTACTAACGCCGGGTTGCACTTAATGAAGGGTTTAAATTATGGTACTTTTGATTTAGCAGGAACTTCTATTTCGGATGCTGTAAGTACAGACAATCTATGTGCAACGTATACTTTACGCGATACCACTTCCCCAATAGGAATACAGACTATGACAGGGGTTGCATCTGATGATATGGCCGGGGTTACTTTGCATGATGTATATGCAATTAACATGGGTTCACCCGATGCATCTACAGCAGTAAGAGTATATAAATTTAATATCCGGGCTGCTCTTACTGTATCATCTGGAATTTCAACTAGTGCATTTGTGCACAGAACAAATACTCAAACTGTAACAGGAACAATAACGCAATCCAATAATGGAAGAATATTTACTGTAAATCATGGAACTGCATCTGGAGTTAATAGTGTTTGGTTTGTAACTACTACAAGAATGTATAGAATACCAGTAACAAATATAACAAATGCTGCAACCAATTTTATTTCAGATTTTATGTTGGAAATTGCCCCGGGAGGGAACAACATAACATATGCACTGACAAATGCTATGGCTCAATTAGATTATAGTTCCGTACTGGATAGAATTTATGTACCAACATCTAACAATAGATTTGGAATTTATATTGGTGATTATGATACAACCAATACAGTTCCTTTTGAAAAACTATTTGGAGCACATCTAAATCGTTATAAAGTTGCGTCTACAAACGTAGGTGCAATGAATGGATTGTTTCCGTCAACAACTACAACTATTTGGTCTGAAAGCGGATGGTTATTTGTTATTCCGAATACGACAACAAGCGGATTGAATTGGTTGGCAGCAATTCCCGCTGCTGCTGATGGATTTTATGCATCTACAACAAATCAAAGAATAATTTCTCCAAAACTTGCAACAACAAATGCTACTAAGTTGTACAGAGCATATCTTGAAACAGATGAATACAGCGGCTCTTATCCTCTAGGATTCCCCACAGAATCATATAAAGTTTATTACAGAACTAGTGGAATTGATGACAACAGTGGTTCTTGGACAGAATTGCCTTTGAGTGGAAATATTACTGGCGTTTCACCGGGTACACATATTCAATTTATGTTCGAAATGGACATTTTGGGAGAATCGTGTGTTCCTGCAAAAATTTATTCAATTGCTTGTGTTTATGAAGACGGTTCGCAAGATTCGCATTATCAACCATCTCTTACTAAATCATCTGCATCCAGCAGAATATTTGCATGGAAACAAGTAGAATCTTGGGGCGGAACAATACCCAATCTTCAAATAAGATTGTACAATGCTGATACTGGATTCTTGGTATTGGATGATAATGTAACTTCTTCTTCATCTGGAACGTTCCAATATTCTACGGATGGAAGTACTTGGAATTCATGGAGTTCTAGCGCAGATACCGTTGGCAATTACATTAGATATACGGCAACAAGTCTTCCAAGCAGTATAACAATACGAGCACTCTTAACTCAGGCTTAATAGATGCCAGATGATATTATTTTTTATTCAAACTATTTTTTTCTTGAGCTAGGAGATTTTGGCTCGGGAGATATTCTTGGAATAGAAGCACAGACTGAGTGGTTTGTTTTAAGAATTAATAATCCAGAAAGTGTGACAATTTTTTAATGGCTGAAATTGATTTCCCAGATTCACCAAATCCAAATGATACATATAGCTTCAATGGAAAAACTTGGAGATGGAATGGTTCTAATTGGTCATTAATTGCAACATTAACAGGGCCTACAGGAGCGCAAGGTCCAATGGGCCTTATGGGGCCAACTGGACCAACAGGGCCACAGGGAAATACCGGACCAACAGGACCTCAAGGAAACACTGGTAATGTTGGGCCCATGGGTCCAACTGGAAGCCCTTCTGATCCATTGACTACGGTTACACAAACTGGAGATTTTACCTTTGGGCTTACTGATTCGGGCAAATTGATTGAAATAAACAGTGGAACAGGAGTTACTGCATATGTTCCAGCAAATTCAAGTGTGGCGTTTCCCAATGGAACACAGATTCTTTTGCTCCAGACGGGAACGGGAAAAACCACTGTAAGATCTGGGTCTCCGGGAACAGTTGTTATCGATTCTAAAGGTGGATGGCTGTCTTTGAACGGTCAATGGTCTTCAGCAACTTTAATAAAACGATCAACAGATAATTGGGTTATGATTGGGGATACTATTGCATGAGTCTTGCAAGAACCGCAATAATTGACTCTACTCTTGGAGTTATAAGTTCTAATTTGGTTATGCAAATAGATCCCGGAAACACCTATTCATATTCTGGGAGTGGTGTAACATGCTTTAATATAGCAGCAAATCCAAGTGATGATAACCAACTTTTTAATGGCGTAGGATTTACTGGAGTTGATGGGTGGACATCCTTTATATTTGATGGAACTAATGATCATTTAGATGTGTTTATTCCAAATCTTGCAAATGTATGCACAGTTGAACTTTGGGCAAGAATAACTTCTTTTTCTACAAGAATGTTGTTTTCATGGGATTATTATAGTGTTTATTTGTCAGGAGCAATGGGATTTAATACTGGTAATTCTGATTTATATGGAATAAGTAGTGCTACTGTGTCGAGTTTGGGATTGTTGAATAACTGGAAGCAATACGTTTTTATCATGTATGCAGATTTCATTTCTCCTACTTATATGAATAATTCAATATATGTAAACGGTCAATACCAAACATTTAATACGGGTCCAGGAGGATTTGGTATGGCATCTCAAAACATTAATTTTAGCACAGAAAGAGGAACTGCCAATTCAAAAGGTTGGGGAAGTGCTAATATAGGTTGTTGGAAAAATTCTTCAAATACCTCCGGAGCCTTATTTACACCAATGCGACTTGGATTATTTCGTTTTTACAATAGAGCGTTAACTTCGGAAGAAATATTACAAAATTTTAATTCCACAAAATCCCGCTTTAACATTGCATAAATATTTTTAACATGGCTATTGATTTCCCACCAACCCCATCAACCGATCAAATCTATATTTACGAAGGAAAAACTTGGAGATATAGTGGTACATTTTGGTATTTAATTGGGAATGCTATTGAGGGGCCGCAAGGGGCAACCGGAGCAACAGGACCTCAAGGAAATACGGGATCAATTGGAAATACCGGAGCACATGGAAACACGGGGGCGACAGGACCACAAGGAAATACTGGAAATATGGGACCCACGGGCCCCGCTGGTGCAACTGGAAGTCCCTCTTCCCCTCTTACAATTAGTACTAAAACAGGTAATTTTACTTTTGGATTGGGCGATGAAGGAACAGTTGTAGAAATTAACAGTGTTTCAGGAATAACAGCAAGTATTCCACAAGATAGTGATGTTAATTTTAGTGTAGGAACCCAGATATTAGTTGTTTCCACTGGTGCAGGGGCAGTTACTCTAGCTTCATCTCCAGTTGGGGCAGTCACTTTAAATTCTAAAGGTGGATTGTTAAATTTAAATGGTCAATGGGCAACAGCTACGTTAATTAAACGTAGCTCAAATAACTGGCTCATAGCGGGTGACATGATATGATAATGGGTGGAGTTGGAATTCGTGACTCTAAAAAATACATAGTCACCGCTGGTCTTACTTTACATTTGGATAACTCATCTACTTCTTATTCTGGATTAACTGGTATAACCTGGTCTGATATAAGCGGAAACGGTAGAAGATTTTATTCTAGACATTCAAATAATGCGGCAGGAAAACTTCCAATTTATACACGAAGCCCAACTGGTCATTATGGTTTTGAATTTAATGGATTTTCTGCCGAGTATGGTGGAATGCCAGAACAATTCAGACTAGGAACTTATTATTTCCAAGAGGTAACAACTGCTATTAATTTTGACACAAGTTGGACGATTGAAATATTATGTTATCCGAATGGCGCAGGAAGATTAGAAAGTGGTTGCGGTGCTAAAGTTAGCACATTATGGCAAAAAATGGGCAGTGGTGCAAATAACACGACTCAATATGTTTATGGTGGTCATAGAGTAAATTTTCAACCAATAAATGGAGAAAATTTATCTCAATCCATTGAGTCAACCCTAATAAATTGTGGACCAATAATAGAAGGAATTTGTTCTAATACAGTAAGTTATAGAGCATCCGTCGCTACTTCCTATTTTACTGTTAATGTTCCTTTTTATATTTCTTTTTGTTTCAATAAACAAAGTTCTACAGTATTTAATTTTTTGTATTATATAAATGGAAATTTATTTCATACTAGCGCCAACCAAACGTATTCAAACGCACCACAGGGAGATTTTTTAATTGGAGGAAGAGATAATAACTGTGGTCCAACGGAAACGTGGAGAGGTTGGATTTATGACGTTAGGATGTATGATCGCGTATTGACTGCCGCTGAAATAAAACAAAACTTTGAAGCGATCAGAGGAAAAGGCGGAGTCTGACAGTTTTTTCATTTGACTTATTTTTTATTTATGGTATGATTTGCATATGATTTTAAAAATATATAAAATTGAACCAACCGTAAAACTTCCAAATTACGAAACAAAAAATGCTGCATGTTTTGATCTCGCAGCATTTGTAAACAAAGACCCAATTGTTGCTTATTCTGGAAAAGAAAAGATAGAAATTCAAACAGAATTTGACAGTGAAAATCAAAAACATTATGTAAATATTGCCCCTCAAGAAAGGGCAATGATTCGTACCGGACTTATTTTTGATATTCCGCCAAATTATTCAATTCGTATTCATCCACGATCAGGGATGGCCCTTAAGTATGGATTGGTTCTCGCAAATTGTGAAGGTGTAATTGATGAAGATTATATTCATGAAACAAAACTAATAATGCTAAACACTACTAGCGAAATGATAAAAATCTATCACGGTGATAGAATCGCCCAAGGTGAAATAGTCAAGTATGAACAGGCCGAAATAGAAGAAACAATCTATGAACCAACCCAAAAATCAAACAGAGTCGGTGGGTTTGGGAGTACTGGTAGATTCTGATTTCTTTTTGGGCCACTTTATTGATTTAAATTCTTTCCAAACCAACCATAAAGTTAAAACACAGATAATAACATACCAAAAGCTCCATTCAGAGGCTTGGCTTGGTGCTCCGAAGAATGGCTCTTTTAATACGCTATGAATTGGATTTCCTTGTTTGTCAAGAGGAGATACAATCTGTGGACTTGTGCAAGCAGATAGAAATAGCAGTGGTAAAAGATATTTCATGACTTGTTTCCTCCTGCTGCTGTACCAAAGTAGAAGCCTACTACGGCCAATAGAACCTGTCTGTTTTCCTCTGCAAAAAGATATCCCGGGATTTCAACAAAGTATTTACGGGTTGTTTCAGGGATCAATCCAAAGAAACTTGGAGGTTGATTTTGTGTAAATTCAGCAAAGGTTGAAATTCCAAAGAATGGAAGAACAAAGGGAGCTGCAACTACAGCAAATAGGCAGGCAAGAACGATCAATTGACGAACTCCCTTGCCCACGTCCAAGGGAACACGCTTGACTGCGGCATCTTGATTTTCTGTTGTTTGTTTGTTGGCTTCCATGGCCATCTCAAACATTTCTTTGCGGTCTTGAGCCTGTTGAGCCCAATAGCGGAACAAAAATCCTGTTATTCCGCCTCCTAATAGTGATATCAATTCTGTTGGCATATTTACCTCAATTCTTTTGGTGTGAAAGTTGTATCTCTATTGAATCTTTTATAGATTCAAAGTGTTTCATCATTGAATCTTGTTCTTCTGTTTTTGGCATGAAATCATGATGCCATTGAACCAAAACAAAACCAACATTTACACCTTTGTTTCTTAAAGGCAAGCATGCATATTGTGAAATATTTTCATCTTCAAAAAAAGATTTGACAAAACTGTCTGGAAGAGCAAAAGTTTGATGTACAAGACTTTTATTATCCACTACATGATGAAGGAGTGGTATAAACATGGAACAAAGATTTGCCTTTAATTTATTTACTTGAGATGTATACCCTCGGTGGGTTGATTCGTGTGTCACGGAAAATTTACGCATGGAGATGCCATCCATCGTATACTCTCCATTGTGAAATTGAATTATTGTGGCTCGTATGGATTTGGTCGTTATTCTCAATTCTGTAAGCAACTCATGGATTTCATTATGAATGGTCAAAAAATTATCAACTTTGGGTCTCCCCTGCCAAAATTTTATAAATCCCCATATTACGCCTGCTCCGGCTGCAATAATTATTGAAATTGTTTCTAAAAATTTTGTATAGTCTATGAGGGCTATTAAATGCATGAAAAACTCCGGGCGACTCAATATTTATAACTTGACATTCTACCAAAAACATAATAAAATATGGCTCTATGACAAGAGAAGACCTATTCAACCTACATCAATCAATTTCTCAGGAAGCCCTTGAATTAATGCGTAAAAAGAACAATGATTACGCATGCGGAGAGGACCCATTTTTAAATTTTAGACGAGCCGAATATTTGGGCTTTAGCACGGCGGAATTGGGAGTTCTTATTCGAATGACAGACAAAATGTCAAGAATTTCCACATTTTTGAATCGTGGCGAGCTTTCAATTGAAAACGAAAGCGTTTATGACGCTATCGTGGATATGATCAATTATTCAGTTATTCTTGCAGGGCTATTGAAAGATCGCAAGAAAGTGATATAATATACTACATGCAATTCTATACAAGCATTGTTGCCCGTGGTAACAATATTCTTTACCGAGGCTACAACAATGGCCTAAGAGAGACGCGAAAGGAAGCTTTCGCGCCTTCTTTTTTTGTGGCAGAACCAAGCGGAGATCATGAATCTCTTACCGGAATAAAACTCAAAAAAATTGATTTTCCGGATATCGGTGAGGCAAGAAGCTTTGTGGATGAATACCGAGACATGGATAATTTCAAGATATATGGAACTGCAGACTATACTGCACAATACATGTATGAAACTTATCCAAATGCAATCTCCTATGACTTCAGTCGATTAAAGGTAATGTATATTGACATTGAGACTGAATGTGAACATGGATTTCCAAATATTGCCACAGCAAATGAAAAAATTATTCTCATCACCATAAAGGTGGGCGAGGAGATCCATAGCTTTACTGTGACTCCTTGTTCTTCTGAAACCGTATTTGTTCATAAATATGATTCAGAAGAAGCAATGCTTGCTGGATTTTTTGACATGGTTAAAAAGTTTGATCCGGACATCTTCACCGGATGGAACATAAAAAACTTTGACTTGCCTTATATTGTCAATCGGGCCGAGAGAATCTGTTCCGAGTCCTTTGCAAACAAGTTAAGTCCTTGGGGGTTCTTGAGAAAGAGAGAACATGCTGCAAATGGAAGAGTCTATTACAGCGTGGACATCCCGGGTTACATGACCTTGGATTACATCGAACTTTATAAGAAGTTTTCCGGTACAAATCAGGAAAGCTATGCTCTGGCTTATATCTCAGAAGTTGAGCTTGGCGAGACAAAGGTGGACTATTCGGATTATGGTTCTTTGAGGGAATTCTATAAGAAGAATTATCAGAAGTTTTTTGAGTATAACGTTCAAGACACTTTGCTGGTAGAGAAGCTTGAAAAGAAGTTGAGACTCATTGAATTGGCAGTTTCAATTTCCTATGAAGCTAAAATTAACTTCGATGGGGTTTTCTTTTCAACAAGAATTTGGGAAAGCATTTGTTATGATTACTTAAAAGATTACAAGATAGTGCCAGCCTTGAAGCAGTTCTATGAAAAGGACGAACAATTCATAGGCGCATATGTGAAGGAAGTTGTTCCTGGATTTTACCATAATATTGTGAGCTTTGATGCTACCAGCCTGTATCCAAGCATCATAATGCAGTTCAATATCAGTCCGGATTCACTTGTTTTGCATAATGGAAAATGGTCTGCAGATGATTACCTGAATCAACCGGAAGATTTAAGGCAGTTCATTCAGGAGAATGCCTCAAAGGGCCATTGCGTAGCTGCAAGTGGTGGAGTCTTCAGAATGGATAAAAAGGGATTCATTCCAATTTTGATTGAAAGAACATTTAATCAACGACAGGAAGCAAAGAAAACAATGATTGCCCTTGAAAAGGAAAGAGAAAAAAATGGAGATTCCGATGGCTCCTTGGCACAAAGAATTGCGGCTCTTTCCATCAAACAGTCGGTAAAAAAGATTTTGGCAAATAGCCTTTATGGATGTCTTGGAACGCCCGGATTTGTTTATTCTTCTCCGGAATTGGCAATCGCCGTCACTACTACTGGACAGTTAGCTATCAGAACAGCAGAGACAAAAATCAATCAATACTTTGAGAAGATAACCAAAAAGAAGAATATTGATGTGGTCATTGCTGCCGACACCGATTCTTTGTATATTAATATGGCCCCAATAGTTGACCAAATTGGTGTTGAACCAGGAGACTTGATTAATTTTCTTGATAACTCTGCCAAAAAAGCAATCCAACCCGTTCTTTCAAAAGCAATGAAAGAACTTGGGGAATCTCTTGGCTGCAAAGAGCAAAGGCTAGATTTCAAGAGAGAGGTAATTGCCACTACCGGAATCTTTAAAGCAAAGAAGAGATATGCATTGTGTGTTTACGATAAAGAAGGTGTTAGGTTTACTGAACCGAAGGTAAAAATTATGGGCATGGAAACGGCAAGGTCCAGCACACCACATCTGGTGAGAGAAAGTCTGAAAGTAGCCCTTAAAATCATGCTTACCAAGGACAATAATTCTTTACTTGAATTCGTTTCAGACTTCAAGGATGAATTTTTTTCACAATCAATTGAGAAGATATCTTCTCCAAGAAAAATTGCAGGCATGAATACCTATAATGATGCGGAAAAAATATATAAAAAATCAACTCCTATTGCAACCAAATCGGCTTTGCTGTATAATTACCAGATAAAGAAGATGCAGCTTGAAGAAAAATATGCACGATTGGGTGAAGGCGATAAGATCAAATTTATTCATCTCAAGGTCCCCAATCCATATGGCATCGATGGAAGGGAAAAGGTAATTGGGTTCAGCAATGTTCCGCCAAAAGAGTTTGGATTGGAAAAATACGCAGACCTTGAGATGCAATTTGAGAAGACTTTTCTTGAACCATTGCGAAACGTAACCGACGCAATTGGCTGGACTGTAAACACTCATACAACATTGGAGTCATATTTTGAATAACATTTATAAGCAATATACAGCGGACAATTCTGAAAAAAAGATTAAAATTTTAAAAGATAAAAATATTTTTAAAATGAATACAAAACTCTATCAAAAACTTAAGAAAAAAGAACTTCATGACGAATGTTTTATTTCAGACTTTCCGACCCCATCTAATGTTCCTTCTTCTTATGATCTGATGAAAAAGTATCAGAAAGAAGCTGAAGAACTTCAAGTAAAACTTCAAGAGGCTCTTGAAGAGATTGAAATGCTAAAAGAAGAAATAAAAGATTTGAATAATATGTTAGATCAAGGATAAATAAAAGGTAAAATATGTCGAAATATCTAGAAAATTTATTGAGTAAAATTGATAACCAAGATGCAGCAATTGCGTCAGATGGAATCAAGGGATCAGATGTCACAAATTTTATTGACACAGGATCTTATGTTCTGAATGCACTTCTTTCAGGGTCTATCTATGGTGGTCTTCCCGGAAACAAGATTTCTTGTCTAGCAGGCGATCCGGCAACAGGGAAAACCTTCTATGCAATTGGAATCTCGCGGCAATTCCTTGAGGACAACAAAGATGGTGTTGTGGTCTACTTCGACACCGAACAAGCAGTAACCAGATCAATGTTTGAGGAAAGAGGTCTTGATACAAAACGAATTGCAGTAGTTCCTGTTTCTACTATTGAAGAGTTCAAGACACAGGCTCTAAAAATTGTAAACGATGTAATTGAAACACCAGAGGAAGATCGAAAACCAATTTTTATGGTTCTTGATTCTTTGGGAATGTTGTCCACTGAAAAGGAAATGACAGACTCTGCAGAAGGCAAGAATGTAAGGGACATGACCAAAGCACAGCAAAACAAAGCTGCCTTCCGGGTTCTCACGATGAAGCTTGGGAAGGCACAGATTCCAATGCTCCTCACCAATCACACTTATCAGGTTATTGGTTCCTATGTTCCAACCAAGGATCTTGGTGGTGGCGTTGGTCTTAAGTATGCAGCAAGCACTATCATCATGCTTTCTAAGAGCAAAGATAAGACAGAAGAAGGAGTAGTCGGTAATTTCATAAAATGCACAAATTACAAGAATAGATTCACAAAGGAAAATATGCATGTTGAGACAAGATTGAATTATAGTTCAGGTCTCAGCAGATATTATGGGTTAACTGATTTAGCAATTAAATATAATGTATTCAAGAAGGTTTCAACCCGTATTGAGTTACCAGATGGAAGCAAAGTATTTGAAAAAAATATAGATGAAGATCCGGAAAAATATTTTACCAAAGATATCTTAAATAAAATAGATGCAGAAGTACAAAAGGATTTTAAGTATGGAACACCCTCCCAAGATTAATTCTTATATATTTCTTGATGAAGCAGAAGAGTATAAAAACACAGATACTCTACCTATAAGAATTTTAGACGAGCCTTTTAAAAATGTTGAATTTAGATTTCAGCGTGTGAGTTTTGACACAATTGGCGATAATTTAAAAATTAATTTTGATATGGAGATAATGAAAACTCCAAAAAATAAAGATATTGACGTTAATAATCAAGAGTTCGTTGACTTTGTAGGTGAGATCCTGTATGATATAATCGTCAACAGAAAAGACATCGACATGACAACCGCATACGACCCAAGTGAGGTTGATGTAGCGGATCTAGAGGACGATGTTCACCAAGAGCCATATGGAAAAGATCATTCTTAAGAATCTAGCAAAGAACGAAGAGTTTTCTCGTAAAGTACTCCCTTTTATTAAGAGGGAGTATTTTCAATCTGTTCCCGAGCAGATTATCTTTAATCAGATTAATAACTTTGTCAGTACATATTCTGCCCTTCCTACGAAGGATGCACTTTCTTTGATGGTTGAGGGTGAGAATGGACTTAGTGAGGATCAGTACAAGACTTCTCAGAAGATAATTACTGAAATCTACAATAATACAGATAGAGAAGAATACAAGTGGCTTCTTGAGAAAACCGAGAAGTTTTGCAAGGATAGAGCTCTTCATCTTGCAATAATGGAATCTATTTCTATTATTGGTGATAAGGAAAATGGTATTAGTGAAAACGCCATTCCTGAAATTCTTTCTGAAGCTCTTGCAGTCAGCTTTGATACCAGAGTCGGACATGACTTTATTGAAGACTCTGAAAATAGATATGATTTTTACAGCAAGACTGAAAGAAGAATTCCATTTGATTTGGAATATTTTAATACTATTACTGGTGGCGGGACTCCTTCCAAGACTCTTAATATCATAATGGCTGGAACTGGATGTGGCAAGAGTCTCTTTCTGTGCCATCATGCAGCTGCTTGTTTGATGCAAAATCTCAATGTTCTTTATATTACTCTTGAAATGGCAGAAGAAAGGATTGCGGAAAGAATTGATGCAAATCTGCTTGATACGCCAATCCAAGACTTGAAGAACATGCCTAGAGCAGCATATAAGAAGAAGATTGAAAATCTTCGTAATTCGTGCAATGGTAGGCTTATAATTAAGGAATATCCTACTGGTTCAGCCAATGTTAATCATTTTAAGGTTTTGCTGAAAGAATTGAAAACTAAGAAAAAGTTTACTCCTGATATAATTTTTATTGATTACTTGAATATTTGCTCTTCTGCTAGAATCAAGAATACAGCCAACACAAACAGTTATCATTATATTAAGGCTATTGCGGAAGAACTTCGCGGATTGGCAGTAGAGTTTGATGTTCCTATTTTCAGCGCCACACAGGTCAATCGTACTGGATTTGTCAGCACTGATATTGGCCTTGAGGACACTTCTGAATCTTTTGGTCTTCCAGCAACTGCAGATTTCTTTGCTGCTTTGATTCGAACGGACGATCTTGATGATGTCAATCAATTGATGGTTAAGCAGCTTAAGAATAGATACAACACTACAGCAGTAAATAGAAAGTTTGTTATCGGTGTCTCATTTAGTAAGATGAAGCTTGCTGATGTTGAGCAGGAAGATCAGCCCGTATTGGTTAGTGCAAATCAAACCGATAATAGTAAGCAGAGAAGTGAAGAAGAACAGTATTACAATGCTGTTTCTAAGGCTGCACAAAAAGCAAGTCTTGATTGGCAGATGTAATGAATACTGCAATTGAGAAAAAGTTCATTAATATGGTATCACCTTCTTTGACCAAGTTTAAATGGAAGAAGGATGGGCTTGCCACTTGTCGGTGTTTCAAATGCGGAGATTCGCAAAGAAACAAATCTAAGACAAGAGGTTATTTTTACATAAACAAAGACCATTATTATTATAAGTGTCATAATTGTGGGTTTTCTTGCACAATAAAAACTGTGCTTGAGAATATTTCTCCAAATCTTGCTAAAGAATATGCATTTGAATGCTACCAATCTAGAATTGGCGGTGTTACTTTTCAGGAACAGTTTTTTGCTCCTACTGAAAGAGTAATTCCTGATTATATCGGAACCAGTATAATTGATCTGCCGGAGAATCATTACGCAAGAAAGTACGTAAATGAAAGAAAAATTCCAGAAGATAAACAACATCTTCTTTATTTTGTAGATGATTTTTCAAAAATTGCAACAAAGTTTTTCAAAACATCTATTCGTGAACCTAGATTGGTAATTCCTTTCTTCGATGATGAAGGAAAGGTTATTGGTGTTCAAGGAAGATCATTTGACAAGAACGCCAAAATAAGGTATATTACATATAAGTCACCTCATGTCGAAAGACTGTGGTATGGTTTGGATAGAGTCAATGCTCTGAACAAAGTTTATGTAGTGGAAGGACCTCTTGATTCTTTGTTTCTCCCAAATGCAATTGCAATGGTTGGATCAAGTTATGCAGTTCCTCCCAAACTTAAAAGAAAAGATTTAGTGTTTGCGTTTGATAATGAGCCAAGAAATCAAGCTTTGCACAATATGATGAAAGAAGCAATTGATGACAATTACAAAATTGTTGTTTGGCCAAAAATTGAAGAAAAGGATATAAACGAAATGTTTGTAAATTATGGTAAAGACAAGCTAATGGAGCTTATAGATACTAATACGTATTCTGGTGGCGTTGCACTTTTAAATTTTTTAACTTGGAGAAAAGTATGATATTTGACGAAGATTCAGATGAAGAGTTTCAGGAAATGAATGAAGAAAATCAAATGAAAGTTTGTCAGGCTTTTCTTCAATTTAATTCTTATTTCAGCCAGTATATCAAGGAAATGAATCCTGATTTATGGAAAAAGGCTGTTGATTTTGCAAAAGACAGTGTTGACATCCCTGGTGTCGAATTGAAGTTTTTGGATGACGATAAACAAATAGAGGAATGATATGTTACAGAGGGTTCCTGTTTTAAACAGCGGCCATGTCGATCTCATTGATCACATGGGTAGTGATTTAATGGTTGTTAATGCTGCTCGTGTTTCTTTCAACAAAGAAAGCGATTGGGATGGTGAACGTCATTGGTCTGGAAGAATTGATAATAAAAGGCTTTCAGAAAAAGATGTCAAATTAATATCTTATTTGGCAAGACACAAGCATTGGACTCCCTTTGCTCATCCACAAATTACTTTGAGAATAAAGGCTCCTATTTTTGTTCGCACACAGTTATTCAAACACAAAGTCGGGATGGTTGAAAATGAAGTTAGTAGAAGATATGTTACAGATACACCGGATTTTTATATTCCAACTTGGAGATCTGCTCCTACGGACGGAGCCAAGCAAGGAAGCTCTGACTTTATCACTGATTCTTCTATTGAAATAAATTTAAATTCGCAGTATAATAGTATACTCAAAGAGGCATTGATTACATATGAAAATCTTTTGGAACAAGGTGTCGCCCCGGAACAAGCAAGAGCGGTTCTCCCACAAGGAACATACACCGAGTGGTGGTGGACTGGTTCTCTCGCAGCGTATGCCAGAATCTACGCTCAACGGATTGATGCTCATGCCCAATGGGAAGTTCGCCAATACGCAAAGGCTATCGGGGATTGTATATCGCCAATTTTCCCAATTTCATGGGAAGCCTTGACAAAAAATTCAGATAATAAATAAAGACACCAAAGGAAATACTATGCAAAATTTATCAGCTTTTCAAGAATTCATTTTTATTTCTCGTTACTCTCGCTGGCTGAATGCGGAAAATCGCAGAGAAACCTGGGAAGAGTGTGTTGAGAGATGGTGGAGATATTTCACCGCAAAGACTCCTCAACTTTTAGAGCGTCCTGATGTAAAACAGGCAATTCTAAATCTTGAGGTTCTTCCCTCAATGAGAAGCTTGATGACCGCTGGTCCTGCTGTTGATCATGACAATACATGCATCTACAATTGCTCATATCTTCCTATCGATTCACTGCAATCATTTGCTGAACTGTTTGTTGTTCTGATGAATGGCACTGGTGTTGGTTACAGCGTTGAGCATCAGTATACAGACAAGCTTCCTGTGGTTGCAAGCAAAATCGAAAAGGATTTCAACATTGTAGTTAAGGTAGAAGATTCAAAGGAAGGATGGGGGAATGCACTTAAGACCATTCTTTATCATCTTTATGAAGGTCGTCACGTCAAATGGGATCTTTCTTCTATTCGTGCCGCTGGTGCCAGATTGAAGACTTTCGGTGGAAGAGCAAGCGGTCCTGCGCCTCTTGACAATCTTTTCAAGTTTGTGGTAAAGGTTTTTTACAATGCACAGGGAAGAAGACTCACGGCTCTTGAGTGTCATGACATCTGCTGTGCAATTGCAAATGCGGTTATCGTTGGTGGGGTTCGTCGCTCTGCTATGATTTCTTTGAGTGACCTTTCCGACAGAGAGATGGCAATGTGCAAGAGCGGTGCTTGGTGGGATGGTGCTGGTTTCCGTTCTTATGCAAATAACTCTGCTGTGTATCGTGGAAGACCTCCAATGGGACAATTCCTTGAGGAATGGACTTCATTATACAACAGCCACAGCGGTGAAAGAGGAATGATTAATAGAAAAGCACTTCAGGAACAGGCTGCAAGGTCTGGCCGCGATGAAACCGCAGAGTATGGAACAAACCCCTGTTCCGAGATTATCCTCAAGCCATTTGAATTCTGCAATCTTTCTACAGTTGTTGTCAAACCAACTGATACTGCAGCTTCACTAAAGAAGAAGATAGAAATTGCCACTATTATTGGAACCGTGCAATCCACATTTACGAATTTCCCATATCTTCGTCCGGAATGGAAAAAGAATTGTGAAGATGAAAGATTGCTTGGAGTTTCCATGACAGGTATCTTTGACAACAAGCTTACAAGCGGTCTTGACGGCAAGCCAAAGTTGGTCAAGCTCCTTGAAACACTCAGAGATCATGCAACTGCAACAAATCTAACATGGGCCGAGAAACTTGGAATAAATCCAAGCAAGTCCATCACTTGCGTCAAGCCTGAAGGAACGACTTCTTGCTTGGTCGATTCGGCTTCCGGATTGCATCCAAGATATGCAGATTATTACTACCGAAGAATTCGGTTGGACAAAAAGGATCCATTGTATCAACTCATGAAGGATCAAGGTGTTCCATGTGAGGATGATGTGATAAATCCAGGATCCACGGCTGTCCTTACCTTTGCGATGAAAGCTCCAAAGGGAACAATGACTACGGAAGATCTTCGTGCGATTGCGCACTTGGATCTTTGGAAAATCTACCAAGAGCATTACTGCCACCACAAGCCTTCAATCACGGTAAATTATACCGATGCTGAATTCCTTGAAGTTGGCCAGTGGCTTTGGGAAAACTTTGATTGTGCAACAGGAATTTCTTTCCTTCCCGGAGGAGATTCGCACACTTATGCTCAGGCACCATTTGAAAGAATAGATCAAGCAGTGTATAATGAGCATCCGAAGATCAAAGTGGACTTCAAGAAACTTTCTCAATATGAAAAAGAAGACAACACGGAATCCGCGAAAGAGTACGCCTGCCAAGGTGGAGCATGCCAAATCATGTAAGAAAAATATTGTCAGCGATATGTTGAAATATGCCAAGTACAGGGCAAAGCTAAAGAAGTTGGATTTTGATCTTACGGCGAAAGACATAATCATACCAAAGCGTTGCCCTGTACTTGGCATACCAATATATCCATATGGCCTCTCAAATTCGCCATCAATAGACAGAATTGATAATAAAAGAGGTTACACCAAAGACAATGTAGTGATTGTTTCCTTCAAGGCAAATAGAATGAAGGGCGCTGCTACTCTTGATGAACTTTCGCGATTGGTAAAATTTTATAAAAAATTAATGACCAAGTGAAACGCCTATAAATAATAGGATGTTTCATACTGTTATTGGTATTGATTATTCTATGACTTCACCTTGCGTTTGTTTGTTTGACATGCGTCAAACTTTTTGTTTTGAAAATTGCCATTTTTATTTTTTGACAGATACCAAGAAATACGCAAATAAATTTTTAAACAATATCACAGGGGAATTATTTCCGGACTATGATTGTGACACCGAAAGATTTGATACTATTTCTACGTGGGCATTGAATCTTTGTATCGGTGCTGCAGAGGTATCTCTTGAAGGTTATGCATATAACTCAACTGGAAGGGTATTCCATTTGGCAGAAAATGTTGGAATATTAAAACATAAACTGTACAAAAATGCTATTCCTCTCAGTGTGATAGAACCAAGCCGAATAAAAAAGATTGCATCCGGAAAGGGAAATGCGGATAAGCAAGCAATGTATGAAGCTTTTGAAAAAGAAAGTTTTGTTGACCTAAAAAGCATACTAGGTCAAAAGACACTGTCGAATCCTGTTACGGATATTATCGACAGTTTTTATATTACTAAAATTTTAGTGGATACAAAACTCAGTCAAGAGATCTGACTATAAAGCTTTCAACGATTGGTGCTGGTATTGATTTGAGAATTTCATAATTTTCCCAATTTTCCCTCAATACACCATCCCTTACCATACTGGCTAAAGTGTCATCTAGCTTTTTGTCTTTTTTGCTAAATTTGATATATTTTTTGCCATTATCAACAGCAAGCTTGACAGCCGTAGCTACCGAATCTCCATAAGGATAATCTTCCAAGCTTTTCTTTTCCACATCAGGTAAGATGTAATAAAGGAAACCAGCAATATCTCTTTTTGGGACAATAGCCGAATGTCTTATGGAAGATTTTGAAACTCCCATGTTATAGACATCCTGGTCTTCAGAAAAATATTTTTCAATAACAAATTTTGTCGCCATGTTACAAATATTTATGTTATTATCCACCGCCACGAAGTTCTGAGGCAGCGTCCAATTTTCTTTGATGGCGTGGGGGCAGACCCTTCTTCATCTTCGCCATAAGTTCATTCCAGGCCCCGCCAGTTGCCTTATTAGGGCTTAGAGTGGTATCCATAGCCATTCCCACCGTTTCACTCATAAAGTCCCGTATAACGCTTTTCTTATGGCATTTAGGGCATGGATTTTTGAGGGGTTGATCGTTGTTTTTCATAGATAAACTTTCCTCAAATTTATGTTTACATTTTTCACACGAAAAAGCATATATTGGCATTATTTTTTCCTCAAGAAAAATTTTAAAATATCATCAAATATCAAATTATAAGAGGGTTCTTTTGGTTTATTTAAAAGATTCATTCCTGCTTCTTTAGGAGTTTTATTGCCTTTAAATAAATTGCAATCACGGCAAGCAGCAACCATATTAACCCAACTATTACTTCCACCTCTTTGTCTTGGCACAATATGGTCCACTGTAGCATTATGTTCTGTCAATTCAATACTGCAATATTGGCAGATATATTTATCACGTCTTAAAATATTTTTTTTGCTAGGATAAGTTTTACGTAAAGGAACTTTTACGTAATATTTCAAAATCATAACTTTTGGAATTTTAATAGTTCCATTAAGACATTGAATATTAATAGAATCGTCAGTTTCTTCATAATAAACTTTATTCTTCGACATTAAATCCAATGCTCTTCGCATTGTAATTACATTTAATGGGCTTTGGTCAAAATTCAGAAGAAGAACTGAATTTTCAAGCATTTTCTTTGATAAACGCCGAGAATGACAAGATTCGGGATTCGTTTTGCGGTTCCCGTTTTTTCTTGGATATTTCGATGGCTTGCAACTGTTTAATTGCTTGTTCTTCGGACTCATGCGTACCTAAAATTTTTTCACCTGAAGAGTCTGTGACGATAAATTTGTCGCCGGATTTCTTTATCATTCAATATTATTTATAGATCCTAAATAATTTCAGTATGAATAAAGCAATTTTAGCCCACTTAACATCCCTTTGCGAAAAGGCTGAAAAGTTACACACCCATAAAATTTCTACTTACAAACCACTTTCTCCGTTTTGCACAAATAAAGTTAAAAAAATTGATGAAAAGGTTGTTGGTTTCAATTTAAGCAATTTAAATGAAAGTAAATATTATACAGATGAAAAACTTTCATGAACTAACCGACCAAGCTTTGTCCACAAAGCTTAATGCAGATTATACCAGACTCGCTGAGGGTCGGCAACAGTTTATCTTTGAAAAAACTTTGGAAATTTTAAATGAAAGTGATGTAGAAATGCGTTCCCTAAAAAGGGAAGAGCAAATGATTCGGGATCAGCTTAAAGAAAGAGAATTTTCTCAGAAAGCAAGACCAGGTCCACATGAAGAAGGTGGACTAATTGATATGATTGCAAGAGGCATCCGAGAATTACCTAGATTTGGGGCAAAAGTATCAGAAACAAGTAAAGGTTTAGAACCTGTAGATAGATGGTTAAGAAGTATGGGCGTTTTTGGCCCAGATACTAAACCTTCTGGTCAATCGTTTCAAGAAAGGGACGAAAAGGTCAAGGCAAAAATTCAACAAATTGAAGATTATTCTAAACAAATAGAAAAACAAGGATATAAAAGTTGGGAAGATGTTCCCGTTCCAGAAGAAGAAATAAAAGAATTAGAAGCATGGAAACAGAGAACAGAACCATCAAGACCAGGTCAAGAACCAAAAATTCCAACTTTAAGATTAAAAAGAGATTTAAAAGCATATAGAGAATTCCAAAATACAGTAAGAGGAAAAAGCGTACAACAATTAAGAGATCTATATGAAAAAGATCCAGATTTATATTCAAGACATGAAGAATTCATGCCAAATACAGTTGCTATAGATCTTAAACCAGCAAATCTAGCAGACGAAACATTAGAGCGAGGATTGCCAAAAGGTGTGTCTGCAAGAACCGCCAGAACAATGAGAGATTTTGGTGAAAATTTACCAGAAATTACTGCCATTGCTGCCGCAGCTTCTATGGCCCCAGGTTTAGTTACTACTTTTACAAGAGCAGCTGGCGCTGCTGTTCCTGCTATAGGAAGAAATGTATCTCCATCTGCAGCTGGACAATTGACATCACAAGCATTGACAACAGGATTTGGTATGCAGGGGGCAGCTGGTTTAGCCAGATCTCAAGATGTAGGAGAAGCAGGCTTGAATGCCATGTTGGCTCTGCCAGCAGCCAAAACAATTGCAGGGTCTGCAAGATTGGGTGCGGGTGGCGCAGATACCAGTGCATCAGGATTTAGAAGTGTATTTAATGATGCACTGGCAAAAGCAAGAGAACGAGAATTAGAAATTTTAGATAGACAAAGAGCAAAAGCGGAAGCAAGAGCTGGCGCAAAAGAAGGAAGGCTTGAGGGTGGTAGAAGAAAGGAAGAAAGAAGAACATCAAATATAGAAAAAGATGAAGCAGTTTTTAAAGCTTTACCTTGGCTTCGAATATTCGATAGAAAACGAAAAGTAGAACCATTGGCTCAAGGACAAAGTGAAACCACAAAACCAGAAAGAGCTGAAATTGCCGCAGAGACTTCAGCACAGGCTAGAAAACTACCATCTGAACTTGCTTATGATGTGGCAAAGGATTTTACTTTGGCTCGCATTGAAGCTCAAGCCAGAGGAGCCGAAAGACCAGAAATACCTTCTTTTGAGAAACAAACACCAAAATTAACAGTTCAAAGTGTTCAACCAGAAAAAGAAAAAGAAGCAAAAAAAATTAATCCTGAAAAACTTGGCGAAAGAGAAGCAGTTGAAGGACCATCTAGTTTATCACAAGCAGTTGGGGTTGCTAGGGACGTTGCAGATATTCCAAAAAATGTTGCCACAAATATATCAGATTGGATAAAGGGAAAGATAAAAGAAATAGGTGCAATAGGAAAGCCATCATTAAGTTCACCAAAACCATCTCCATCTATTCGTGGTCGTTTATTTTCATGGGAAAAAGCAATAGAAGGTGCAATAAAAAGAGCAAAAGAGACTGTTGGAGAAATAAAAAGAGTAGGTGCTAAAGAGGCAGCAGCTACTGCTTTGGCTGCATCGGCTATGATTCTCCCAGAACCAGCAGGAAGACCAATTGCTGCTCATACACCAAAAACAGTAGAAGTTATTAGAATCAATGAGCCTGGAAAATTACCATCCGCATCAAGGCCAACTGCTTCTGGTCAACCATCAGTTCCAGAAACAAAAATAGAACCCACTCTACCAAATGAAGGTGGAATGAATAAACCAGTTTCACTTCCTGAATATGAACCAACTACGCCAGGTGAAGGTGGAATGAATAAACCAGTTTCACTTCCTGAATATGAACCAATAACACCAAAGAAAACTCCTTCTACTTGGGATCAAATGATTAAAGATCTTCAAAAGGAATTTGAAACTATTAAAACTGCTGAACCGGCCCCAGCACCAGATCTGCCACCACCTCCAGCAGCAGAACCAGAACCAGCTCCAGCACCAGATCTGCCACCACCTCCAGCAGCAGAACCAGAACCAGCTCCAGCACCAGATCCGGAACCACCTCCAGCTGTGTCACAATTAACTTGGGATGAAATATTAAACAAGATTAAAAGCCAAGAAAAAAATATTGAGCCAAAACCACAATATGTATCTGATGCTGAACCAGTTGCCTCCCCTGAAACAAGACAAGCTCCACCTCCAGAGAAATTGGAAGAACCAACTCGTAGAGAACCATTGCCACCACCTTCGGACAACATTGCAAGAAATGTTCCACCAATTATTCCAATAACACCAGCAAATAGACCACCACAAAGACAACAGCCAAATATTCCAGAACCACCAAAAGGTGTTCCTTCGGGGCCTCCTCCTGTCGGAAAACGGCAACAAGAAAGAGAATATTCACCAGCTCCAGTTAAAGCACCTTCGACTAAAACTAAAACAGAAACACCACCAGTTGCTCCGGTGACTCAGGAAAAACAAGTTTCCGGAGCTCCTGCAGTAGTTGTAACAACAATACCATCAAAAGATACTGAAATTGAACAGCAAAAACAAGAAACACAAACAAAACAACAAGATAAGAATGTTGATCAAAATGTAAATCAAATAGATACTTCAAAAATAGAAACTAAAAAAATTGAAACACAAAATACTATAAATGCAATAGCTCCAGTAGCAATCCCTGCTGCAACTGCTCTTACTGCTTGGTTATTAAATAATTTGCAAAGTACCACATCGTCTGCTGGAGATAGTTCAGGAAAGTTGAGATCAAATAAGACAACAACAACTGGTTCCGCAAATGTACCAGCACTTCCCGGTACTGCTCAAGAAACTGAAGAAGAAGAAATTGATACTGAAACAACCAAGAAATTAAAAGATTGGAATCTTGATTGGACTGAAATCTATAGTAAATACGCCAAGACTCTGTCTAAATAGTTTGAAGTAATTTATATTTTTTGGTATAATATATTTGTATGACTTTGTTGCCCATAAAAACCTTTATCCATAAAACCGTTGATGTTTCTGGTTCTCTACAAGAACAAACAACAGATACTGGTAGATCATATTCAACCCCAGATGGTGTATTTCCATCTGTTACAACTGTTGTTGGTTTTGAAAAACAAAAATTTTTCGCAGAATGGCGTAAAAAGAATGGCAAAGAAAGCGCCAGAGTAACAAAACGCGGTACGGATTTTCATTCATTGATTGAATCATATTTGAAAAATGAAAGTATTGATTTTGAATCCTTAATGCCAAATATGTTGGATATCTTTATAAGAATCCAGCCATTATTGCATAAGATAGACAATATCGCAATGATTGAAGCTCCTTTATGGTCTTCATTGCTGGGACTTGCCGGGAGAACAGATTGCATTGCAGAATATGATGGAGAATTATCAATCATTGATTTTAAGGCAAGCACCAAGGAAAAAAGAAAGCAAGATATTGAAAATTATTTCATGCAGGCTACTGCTTATGCAATGATGCTCCAAGAAAGAACAGGAATTAAGGTAACTCAATTTGTAATCTTAATTTCTTGTGAAGATGGAACAAGTCAGGTTTTTATAGATAAGCCAATAAATTATGTCAAAAAATTAAGTGACATAATTCAAAAATATAAGGATCATACCAATGCACAAAGAGAGAATAGTTGATTTAGAGGAAAGAGTAAATCGTCGTAATACCAAATTATGGTTTATGATGAATGAAAATTCTAGATCTAATTCACATAGGGAACAATTTGTAAAAGATAATGGGGGAATGTTTTATCAAAATGATCGCGGTGAATGGTTGTGGAAGAATGATTATGTAGTTAAAAATGGTTATTGGTTGAAAAGAAAAGATACAGGAGAAAAAGTATTCTTTGAAAATATGAGCGAATTTTGTAGAAAGAATGATCTTTCAATAGTAAAAATTTGCGAAATCATGAATGGAAAAAGAAAAAGTTACAAGGGATGGGAGCCAGTAGAACTTAGAGCAGTTAAAGAAGGTCCTGGTAGTCACAAAAATATTGGCACAAATCCCGCTAATAATAAAAAATATGAAGTTATAACCGAAACTGCTATTTTTAAAAACTGGTTAACAAATGAAATAGTTTTGGTTACCAATATTCCAGAATTTGCCAAAAAAATCAATGGTCAACGCAAAGAATTATATCAAGTAGCTAAAGGAAAGAAAAAATCATATAAAGAGTGGACTTTAGCCTCATCTGCCAATCCTCCTGAAAGTTTAAAGAAAAAAAATCACCCAAAGAATGAAACCTAAATATTAGGACCAATGGAATATGCTAAAAATTTCATAAAATATTTAATTGAAGCGGAAGAAAGCGAAACCGTAAAAACTGCTACTTCGCTCAAAAAAGAGCAAAGTATGAGTGGTGCTAGCAGCGAAAAGGCCAGAGATGCAGCCCGCAAAAGAGCAGAACGTGCCAGCAAGCCAAAAAAATCTCAGCTAGGCAAGTCTGAACTTTTAAAACAAATTTTACCAGTAAAAACTGCACAGGGTGCAGTGGAATTAATATATAAAGATTCATATAATTCAAAATATCATCAAATTATTGATCCAAATACAGAGACTACCTTAGAAAAAGCTCAATCAATAACAAAAGAACAAAATTTCGTTCAGACACAGGCTTCTCAACACTTATTTGGAAAAATAGAGAAGAAAGCTGCTGCCCAAGAAAAGAAAAGAGCAAAAGAGTCAGAAATGGCAAACGCACAAGGAGCAGAAGAACAAGGACCAGCCCCAGTTCAACAAAAATTCACAAAACCAAAGAAAATGAGGATTGAAGATCTTCTTGCAAGCTTTGGAAAAATGGATCCTGTTCAAATGGGAGCTTTGCCATTCGATCTTCGCCAGCAATATTTTCTCAATAATCGTGATCCTATGTCCGATAAGGAATTCGATCATTTATCGTATGAAACTATTGCCAATCAATTTGGTATAACTGGTGTAGATTTGTCATTCAACGAACAAATAACAAATGCGCTTGTAACACTTGCAAGAATTAAGGCCGGAGCAGGCGATTCGGAACTTTCATTTTTAACTAACATTAAAAATGGTACTTATACTCAATTCGGTAAAGAAGCATTTGATCAAGCAAAGAAAATGCTTGCCAGCTTTGGTGATGCCTGCATTCAATTGATGGTAACTGCTTCTGAAGCTGGTTTGGGTTCACCAAATGTAGACGGAAAAGTTGACTTTGCATGTGATAAGAATAGATTTACGGTTAATGCTCAGGGTGAAATTTCAATTTCTACAAATGATCTGTCGCAATCTGGAAAACATTCAAAACAAACTATTCAGAAAAACTTAGTACAAACTGTTCAAAATTTTGCATCATCTGGGCAGGATCCTTTATTCAATCAAGCAATTGGGGGAATGCAGCAAACATTAGCTGGCATGGCTCCTGCTTTGATGAGTGATGAATCATTCAAAGAGATTTCTAAAGATCCTGCTATGGCAGCATTCATGCAATCCGAGCCAGTTATAACTGCATCTGGACAAAATATGGGTCCAATGATGATGCCTTCCGGGGAAATGAATCCTGCTATTTCTTATAAAGTATTTGAAAAAACAACTAAAAAGACTTTGGAAAAGTTCATTGCTCTTCAAAAGGGAACAAAGGGAACATTTGCAAAAACATTAATGCAGGCTACTCTTGCCACAAGACTGCGTGGTGATAATAGTGTAATGCCAGAACAAGCTCCAACACATTTGGTTACAATTGAAGGATTGTTCCCATTAAGTAATGAATATTTTGCTGCAGCAGCTGCAAACAGTGACATTTCCATAAAAAATAATGAAAAAGAATTTGGTTTAAAGAAAAGCAGAATGAATAAATTCAAAGTTGTTGTTGAACAGGTTCAGCCGCAGCAGATGATGGCACCGATGGATCCTTATGCACAGATGCGTCAAACCATAGCTTCTTTGCTCACACCCGTTCAAAATGATCCTGTTCAATTGATTACTACATCATTGATTCAAGATTATAACATAGACATGAATTTTAGCCTTCTTCCCGGGATGAAACCCAAGGAATTACATGGTGTAGAATACAATAAAATTAAAATTCATGGTAAAAATTTTAAAATTCCAGTTGCAAGAGATCAAGAATTAGTCGCTGCATCGTTTGCAGAAAATTATGTAACTGCAAATAATCTTTTGTTGGAATGCCTAGAAAATGATGATGTGATCAGAGCATTATATGAAACAAAAATGATTTCTTTTGAGGATGCAGAAAGAATAGTTGCAACAAGATATGAAGGAATCAATGAAAATATAAACAATGTTAGATTTGTTCTAGAAAAACTTACTAATACTTTAAATGAAACTCCTCATATTCTTTTGACTTGTATTGAAAATCTACAAGAAGCAAAGAAAAAAAGAAAAAGAAATTATAAAAGAGAATACAAACTATTTCACGGAAAACCATCTCAAATAAAGAAAAGAGCAGCTAGAGTAAAGGCGCGAAGAAAGATGGAGAAAAGGGGATTAGTTCGTAAAGGGGACGGAAAAGATGTTGATCATAAAAAACCATTGAGAAATGGAGGAACCAGTGCAACTGGTAACTTGAGAGTAAGAAGTAGAAGCGAAAATCGCTCAGACAATGGTAAATATAAAGGCCAACCCGCCGATAAGCCAAGGACTGACAAATGAATATGAAGGAAAGATTATATAGAGAACTTTCAGAAAAAGTTTATAGTGATTCTGGTCTTGGCAAATGGTTTAATCGTGAATCTGCAGGGGGTGGGCCTGGTTGGGATCGTTATGACAGCACCGGAAAAAGAGTAGGAAAATGTGGCGATGCAAAAGAAGGAACTGCATACGCAGCTTGCCTTAGCAAACAAAAAGCACAAAAATTAGGTAAGAAGGGCATTTCTAAGTTTGTAAAAAGAAAAAGAGCTGCACAATCCAAGCGCGGCAGAGGTAAAAAGGGTGCTGGTGGAAAAGGAATGAAACCTATCTTTGTTGAGACTGGGGCAGCAAAAAAGAAACAAAATGTAGAGGAAACATTTATGCCAGAAAAATTTATTGTAGAATCTGTCGGAGGATTAAAAAGTTCATATCCATTGATTGAAGCAAGTGAACTTGAGGCTTATGATATTTTTATAGACAAATCAGGAAATTTATTTGAAGTAAATGACATCGAAGAAAAAGATGGACTTATTCAACTTGATTTAAAATGGCATAATGGTATAAACGAAGGATGTGAATCAGTTGTAACTGTAAAATTAAATGAATCTTTCGGTCTCTACGGAGAAGGGCTGTCTAATATCATCAATGAATGGGGAGAGCTTGAGGAAAGTGCAGAAAGCGGTGGCAAAAAGGTCAAGCTCAATAAAATAATGAAAGGTGATGTTAAAAAATACAAGGTTTATGTGAAAAATGACAAAGGAAATGTCGTAAAAGTAAATTTTGGCGACCCGAACATGGAAATTAAAAGAGATGATCCTGCTCGTAGAAAAAACTTCAGAGCAAGACATAATTGCGACACCCCAGGCCCTAGATGGAAAGCCAGATATTGGGCCTGCAAAACATGGAGCAGGCAATCAGTTACATCCATGTTAAAAGAAGAAACTGAAGATCTAAACGAAGCAAAGAATAAACCAAAAAATTCAAAAAAATGGTCATCTTGTATTGCTCAGGCAAAACAAAAATTTGATGTTTATCCTTCCGCATACGCGAATGCATGGGCTGCAAAATGTTACAAGAAAAAGAAAGGTAAATGGAAAAAAGTTGCCGAAAGCTTCACTCAAAATGTATTAAATAATAGTATATTAAAGGAAGAGGCCAGTATTAAACAGATAGAATCTGCCATAGATAATAATAAAAACGGAGTAAGGCAGGCAGTATCTTATCTCAAGCAATTTTTTAACAAATAAATAAACATAGGAAAAATTCATGAAATTCAAAGACCTGAACAAAAAACTACAATCTCTAATGGAAATGGGTGGGGGCGAACACACCGAAGGCGGAAGCTTGCAGGGTGGCGACCCAAGAAATTCCGGAAAAAGTGCTTTATCTGATTTTGGTACACATCGTCTTGGCAATGATGCCATGTTAGATCGTATCAATGCATTTCTTCATGCTTACAGCGGAAAAGAATTCTTAGATCCAGATGGAGCATTGGCTGCAATCAAAAATAAATTAAACATAATTGGTTTGGATTTTAGACCAGTAAAAATGGATCTTGGGTCAAACCTTATAAAGCTTTACCAATATGGAGCCCCCGGTTTGGGTGTATTTGGTGTAGCAAAAGATCTTAAGACAGATTTGACAAAAGAACCTTTTTCCAAAACTCCAGGATTAGATGATAGCTTTAATTACGATTTAGTAATTGATGTAGAAAAAACTCCGAGTCATTTGATTCGTTTCAATATGAAAGTTGTTCGTAATGGTGAAGAGACTGATTGTGGATGTCAGCACTGAAACAATGAAGAAACTTGATGCAGATGATGATAAATTTTTATCATTTGCCAAAAAGCACTACTTTAATGCTAGTTGCTCGTCAAGTTATGAATTTTTAGAAGATTTGAAAAGAATCAAATATGTAAAAAGATTAATCTTTCGATTTCATAAGGCTAGAACTTTAAAATCAATCAAGGAAAGATTAATAATAAATCACTTGATTGTTTTAAGAAATGTTTTTGGTGATCAAGCTGCAGCAGAATTACTTTTTATGAAACATGAAATAAAATTTCATAGCTATCTAAAAAGTTTTTTATTGTTTTTAAAGTTTGATGTAAAAAATATTTCAAACATTGATTATGTAAAATTAGCAACAGATCCAAGAATAGATAGAAAACTATTACAAATCCAGGACTTACAATGAATCCACTAAATTTGATAATCAAGCCAGCAAGTGTTTATCGTTTTGCAGAACTGCTTCAAATGCCGTATAACCAATACGATGCATATAGTTCAAAAATAATAAATGAAAAAGGTAAAATTATCAATGAACAGGGATCTATGGATGGTCTTGAATATATTGCAATTAGATTAAGATCCATGTTTAAGGAATTAATGCCAGGATCGACACAATATTTTTTAGGTTCTCTTGCTGGAACTTTAAAACTTTTTAATGAAGAATTTGCACAAATGGGCCTGTCAATAAGTGATGTAAATGTTGTAATTGAGAAACATTTATTATCTGAAAGCAAAGGCAAAATCAGTTATTTGGATTATCTGATAGAAGAAGCCACACAAAGATATATTACTGAAGAAATGACTTCTGGTGTCGTTGGAAACGTAGGAACTGCAGCAACACCAGATAAACAAGGTGGTATTGCAGGGTTGGATCTTCCTCTTGTCGGCAAGAAAAAGAAGAAAAAACTAAAAGATATAATGATTGAAGCAAATGTGGCTATGACAGAACCAAAACAAGAGCAAAAAGTAGTTGGATTATTTGTTGATCCTGTTCAAAAAGATGAACTTTCACGAGCCGTCACACCAAATGGAACTTTTGATTGGAGTCAGTTATCAGATTCAAAGTCCAAAAATTATTGGAAAAAATTTATTGAAAGAACTCCCGAGGAAACAATAGTCTATGTGGCAGACGAAAGTCAAAATCCACCGCATAGAATAATGCTTCCTGGAAAAAAAACTAAGAGAAGATCAGTCTGACAGAAATACTTGACCCTTTGATTCATTTGCTTCCTTATAAAAAGGATGGCCATCAAGGGGTGAATTTACATTATTTTTTAATTTAGAATTTTTAAGAATTTCTTGATGGCAATTGTCATAACCAGACTGGTATTCTTCTTTTAGAATATCAGGACAATTGCCAGGACGAGCTGGACGGCCTTCAAGACGATCCCTCCACCCCATATCATACATTTTACCAGGGCTATAATCTATCATGACATATCCTTTGGAACAAGAGTATTGATAATTTTATTAATGGTTTCAACATAATTAGTCATGTTTGACATCTTAAAAAAGCCTCTCATTTCTAATAGGTTTTCGTAATCTTCCTCAAACATAACAATCATTCCAGCATTTGCATTTCCTGCTTTTTGCCGAAACTCTTTCATGAGTTTCATGAATTCTTCTTTGGATAAATTCTTCTTGTTATTGTTTTGATGAAAATATTCATCAAAGCTTTCATAATTGTTCATATTCATTTCCTCAAAATAATTTGATAACCGATGCTTCGGTTTGTTAGATTTGTTAAGTTTAGAATTCATCCACCGTTTGAATAATTCTTTTTCTTTTTCATCCATGTTATTGTTTCTGAACTACGTCAAAAAAGTTTTCGTAAAGAACGGATCCATCAGATGCAGTAGCAGAAAGATATTTTACGTGCTGTTTTAATGCCTCTTCAAGAGTCAAAGGGTGATTTGTCCCAAATGAAAATCCTTTGATCCAATTTGGACATCCACCGATTGTTATTCTGATTTCCGTACCATCAAGAGAATTACCATAAAAATCAAAACTGTAATTATCTCCATCAAAATATGTAAAGAAACATTCTACTTCACTGTATTTTACTCTGAGAGTCTGGAGATCAATTTTTTTAGACACTTTTTTCATAAACGAGCTTTCTTAACGGATTTTGGAAGTTGACCAATTTCCTCTAGTTTAACAAGAGTTGACTTCTTTGCATCCATCAAAGAAGCTGCTCTTTTTCTTTTAAGTCTTTCCTTTCGTCTCTTGTGACGACGAGCCGTAATTTTTTGTTTTGAATTTGGCATATACTCACTTTCTGTGAAGACTATGTCTATTATACACTAAAGGATGCTTCCTGTCAATTATTTATGAGACTTTCGCTTCTTTAATTTGTGTTTAAGTTCTTGATTTTCCATTGCAAGTTTACCAGCAGCCCGTGTGAGTTCAATCAATTGGGCTCGCAATTCATTTATTTGTTTGTCTTTGTCTTCTTTTTTGGGCATAAAAAATCCACGGTTTTTCAGTCGCGGGAAAACCGGGAAACCCCACTGCTTAAGCAGCCATCCGCATTGGTGCGGCTTTTGTTGTTGCAACTGTTTATTTACGACACTCGTTACCCGTGTCGGACATCTCCTTCTTCATTACTTTGCGCTGATCGATTCCTTTCGGACCCGTAAAGTGGATCCGGGGAGATTCGAACTCCCGTGTCATACGCATTTCAATTCGATATCAACAATGCCATATGTATATTATACCAATTAATATGTTGGTTGTGGAGGCCAATTACTATTATTCCCATAAGAATTATCATATCCCCAAGTATTTGATGCAAATGTTATAAATCTTTCTGCAATTAATTTCATACCTGTATACCCCCAATGGTATATGTCATTGTTTTCTAATTGTGCATCAGAAGTTTTTATCCAATAAGTTGGTCTTGGGATTATTGCTTCTATATCTGGGTTTCTATAGAAAGAAGTTATTTCTTGTAAAACAGTATTATATAGACTTATATTTTCACCATATGAAGTCTGATCACCCCCATCATTTAATAAAGTAAATATTTTAACGCTATTTCTATAAAGATAATCCAAATTTTCTATCAAAGAACCAATATTTGTTCTAAAAGTTCCATCATCAACCCCCTCAATAGCATCATTCACACCAATCGATATGAATACATAAGTTTGTGGGGTCCTTCCAAATTTAGAAATCATGTCTTCAGATGCGATATCATAAGTATTGAACAATCTTGTTAAAGGTCTAAAGGGACCTTGTAATTTTGCAGAACCTGAAGTTAATCCTTTTTGCCCAATTTTAATTATATGAATATCTTTATTTCCAAATAAATTTACCATTTCTTTTGTTTTTGCTATTCCTAATTCAATTCCATGTGGTGGTCCAGTTTGACCTTCAAATTCCCAGAATTTGTCAGTAACATTAGTTACTCCGGGAATTCCAAGAATATTATTTCCAGTTGAACCTATGTTTAGATTTTCAAAAAATCCTAAATCATTATTAAATATTTTTATATTAGATTTTATACCAAGTTCAGATTGTAATGCTTGATAATTTTTTGCCAATCCAACTGCGTTTTCATCTCCATATATAATTACTAAAGGATGATGATTTGGATCTGATTTAAATGAAATTGAATTTGGGGCCAGTGCTGCACTATATCCATTATTATTATAAGAAACAACAATATAAGAATAAGTTACTCCACTTAATAGTCCAGAAATATTAAATGTTGTATTTCCCACCAAATTTGAATTTTCTGAAATAGTAGTATTATATAAAGAATATGTTTCCCCGTTTTGATATATGGTTTCTGGGTATGGAGGTGGATCCAAATAATTTACTAAAGAGATTTCATACGAAGAGACATCAAAGATATATTCTTTTAATGCATCAAAAAATTGTCTTTCTTTTTGACTAGCAAGTGGACTGGACCATAAAGGGTCTCGTATTCCTTCACCTCCATAAAGTAAGGCAACGAAACAAGTCTCATTCAGGTGAGGTACATAACATAAGAGAGGTGTTCCGCTATCCCCCGCCCAAATTCCCACATTTGGATTTCTTATTGTTTGTTGTGTATTTGTAATTAAACCTTGATATGCAGCATTTGGTTTAATATTATGATCAAAATAATGAACTGGAGCATTGTGATTTTTTGTTACAACTACTATTCCTTGAGGGGTGAGACGGAATAAAGGAACATCATCTGGTATTCCATAAGTATTTAAAAATTTATATGGTTTTACATATTGTAATTCTTGATTTGTAAAAGCTTGATCCAATTCAAGTAAAGCCCAATCTTTTCCAAAATCATTAGGCCAATTATAGTTTGCAGGATATGTCGATCTATTATTAAAATTTATAACTGTAGTTGCTGTTTTTGAATAAGTTACATTATTTGTTCCGAGAAAATAAAAAGTTCCACTTATTGGATAACCGATAAAATGCTTTGTGCAAATTAAATGTTTTGGACTTATTAAAATAAAAGCAGGAATTGCATTATTCCAATAATTAAAATCAGATGCTATTGTAAAATTACCAGAAGGACATCCCGGATAATAACATTGTTTTGTGCTATTTGTTACATAATTTTCAGTATAAGACTGACCCCACCAAAAATTTTTATCTACAGCAGTTGGATAATAGACGACATCATTTACAATTTTTACGCCAGAACTATTTACACCAGCTTGTCCAGCAAATGTATCAAAACTGTATGTTGGTGCTCCTCTTCCCCTTAAAGATATGCCAGAAAAGTTTACAGAAAATGTAAATCCATAAGAAGGATCATTGATGTATAAATTTGGATTAAGTCCACTAACTCCAACTTGTACATTGTTTGCATAATTAGTAGGATCTATTATTGCAGTTCCTGTATATGTGTACAAAGAATGTAAATTTGAATTAAGATTTACTATAAATGCCATAGTTAACTTTCTTAAAATTTTATATTATAAAAAATTTTGAATCCTGTTTCTGTTTGAGAATTATCATACCAAAACAGAGTGGCACCTAAAGGCGACGACGATGCTGTTAATCCGCTTGGCATCAAAGAATAAGGTTCTTCAAAACCATCTATATAAACAGAAATCATGTTACTTTGACCGGAAAAACCTATTTCATTATAAGATGTAGTAATAAAATAATAAGTTGCCCCAGTTGGGGTTGAAGGAAAAAATCCATTTAAAGTAGAACCAGTTCCAGATTTTGCAGGAAATGCGGATGCTAAACTAAAAGTAACACCGTTAAATAGGTATTGTTCTGGCATGATACAATACTATTTATGGCTAGCATAAAATACTGCGAGCAGAGGGATTCGAACCCCCGTAGGCATAGGCCAGCAGATTTACAGTCTGCCCTCGTTGACCTCTTGAGTATACTCGCCAACTCCTTGGACTGGAATCGAACCAGTGACATGAAAGTTAACAGCTTTCCGCTCTACCTACTGAGCTACCAAGGAATACCAGTTTCCATTATGTTCAATAACATCATAATAATTGGATTCTAATATTTGTCTAATTTTATTATTTAAGTCAAAATTTTGTATGGTTAATACTATAGTCTGAATTTTAATTTTATTTTCAATAATATAATTTACAAAATTTAATGGACTTTCACCATCTCCCAAAACTTCTCCTATGATTACATAATCATATTGTCTATAACCAAGACCGTTTACTGCGGCATTTAAGTTAATAGCCCAACCAGCATACCATTCTTTATGACGACAGAACTCACTGTAATTTTGCCAGTGTACTGTATTATTATCTACAAATAATGTATTTGGTTTATCCGACACGGACTTTTACTTTTCCGTAATTGTCTTTCTCGGGATCCATAAATTCAACAGAAATAATTTTTCTATTATCAGGAATGTCGCTTACTCTTGCTGGATCGCCAGCTTGAATAAAAGGACCACCTTCAAAATCGGCCATAGTCCCATCAGTAGTTCCTCTCATATAAAGAGATTCACCCTCTACAATATAAGTCTTAGTATCAACCTTTCGGATGATTCTTTCGACATTGTATCGACTGATTGATCTTGCGATTATTGGAGCTTCTTCTTTGAACATTATTATCCTTATTAAAAATTAGATCCCAATTTTTGGACCATGCCGCATAATTAACTGGGCGATAGGAATCGCCCTTTCCAGCGCCTGTTCCTTTGTGCATATTATACCAAACTAAGAATTAAAAGCAACTATTAATTGACTTCAAATGCCGAAACACCAGCAGTATTACTAGTCCATTTGCTAGTGTATATTGGAAAAAAATAAGTAGTGCTAGCAGGAACATTTATTGAGACTTGTTGTTCCCCACCTGTAGGATTCATACAAAAACAAGTAATTCCTGCGGTTCCAGTCGCCGTAAATAAAACTCCTTTATTCATGGGCGAAACTGTATTTTGTGGTAAAGCATTTGTTCTTTTAAAGTTTAGCATAATTATTCCTGAATTTTAAATATTTAGGTATTATAAATAATTTCACTATGGACCCATTTATTCTACAATACAAACAGCGTATTCAGGAACTAACCGAACAGCTCGCAGAACTCAATGAAACTCTAGAAATTTATGATGAAATTTTTGAGTATGTTGAGCCTGCATTCGATCAATTCTTGACAGAAAATACAGAAGAACTTTCTGAAGCCAAGAAAGAAGAAGATAAAAAAGATAAAAAATTACCACCTTTTATGAAGAAAAAGGCTGGCAATAAAATGAATGACAAAAAACTAAAAGAAAAAGAAAAGAAGGGCGGGAATGCTGGTAAAAAAGCAAAAATCGCCCGTCTTTTGAGAAAGAAAAAAGAAGAAGAAGAAAAGAAAAAGAAGTAATTAAGAAATTTGCCGAACAGCTCTGCTCAAGGCAGAGGCTACCCTGGCAAGATCGTCTTTAGTTCCCGTAATGAATACTGCATTTCGACCTTCTCCCTCAAGGAGGAGGTCGAACATGTTTTTATGCTCTTCAGACTTTGCGATTGAGGTTACAAAAACTTCTCCGAGAGTAGTGTGCGTAGCGTTGCAGATGTTAAATGTTTTATTCATATAAATTTCTCCGAATGCGGGTTAGGAGAATCGAACTCCTCTTTCCTGCTTGGAAGGCAGGAGTAATGGCCAATATACGAAACCCGCTTTATTTGGTATAATAATCCTTATAGGAATCAATAAGTATTGTAAAAAATAATCCAACGTTTAAAATTATTGACTTAAATTTGCTCTTTAGAGTTTTCATGTGTTTTCCAAGCCTTTGATTCCCAAAATTTTGTCAAAGGAAGATCATAGAACAAAGAACAATTATGCCAAATGCAATGTTTACCCTTAAGAACTGTAACACACCAATTTTTTTCTCCGGGAACAAGAGTTATGGTAACTTTGTAACCGTGCTTTTCGACAGCCTGTTTAAATTCTTGATATTCTGCAGGAATTTTGGTTTTCTTGCGAGGCATATGCATATTATATCATAAAAATTGCCTTAGTCAAGTATATAAATATATTACTGAGGACTATAAATGGATTTTATTACCAGATACTATAAAACTTTGTCTGAAAATCTTCAAGCAAAAAAAGAAAATTTATTACTTGAAGTTAGAAGAAGACAAGCAGGAACTCCGGTTGCCACTGCAAGTCAATTTTTAAATCCAGGAATGTTTCCACAAATACCTCAACAGGCTGTTCCAATTTCACAGCAAACAACAACAGTTCCGACTCCGTTGAATCCCGCAAGACTTCCTGGAATGGGATGGGCTAAACTGTCTCCTCAACAAAATTTTAGTCCAATGCCTCAGCAAACAACAGCAGTTCCTGGTGTTAATACTTTTGGCCCACCATCTCCTGCAGTTCCTGGTGTTAATACTTTTGGCCCACCATCTCCTGCAGTTCCTGGTGTTAATACTTTTGGCCCACCATCTCCTGCAGTTCCTGGTGTTGATACATTCGGACCTCCTTCGCCAGCAGTTCCTGGTGTTGATACATTCGGACCTTTTTCGCCAGCAGTTCCTGGTGTTGATACATTCGGACCTCCTTCGCCAACAGGTCAAGTTACTCCGGTTGTTCCACTAGCTCAAACACCATCTTCTTCTTTAAGCAATATTCCTGGTATGGGATGGGTTCCACAACCCACTGTCAGTCCACAACCTTCATGGGTTTCACCTTCTTCTCCACCATCATCAGCCGCTCCAACAACAGCCCCTGCCCCAGCTCCATTTGCAGGACGTGGTCCAATGATGAGCAAAAAAGATCAAGCTTCCTATGATAAAATGGTTGGTGATATGATGAAAGCAAGAGGAATGCCAGTTCCCATGTTAAGAACAGGTAAAGGTGGAAATTACCAAGAATGGAGATCTGCAGTAGATGCAAGAAATGCTGCAATGCGTGATGCAAATATAGCAATCACACTAAGACAAAATCAGCTCAGAGATCAACAAACTCTTGCTAGACAAAATAGAGATGCAGCAAAAGCAGCTGGTGATGATGCTGCAGTAGCTCGTTATCAGCAAGAACTCAATGATATTAACAGATCTAGAGGAAATCTCAATAAAGATACGGGAAGGTATTCTCTCGGTTCTGATACAACATCACAGGGAAGAATTGCAAACGACCAATTGCAGGCATCTTGGAAGAAAAAGCAAGAAGATTTCAAGGCTCGCACCGGAATGGATTATGACCCTTCAAATCCACAGCATACAAGAGTTATGCAGAACCCCAACATGAGTCCTGAAGCAATGCAAACTGCTTTGAGTGTTGGTCAATTTAATAAAAATTATGCAACTCAAAATGCGGATCAAGCAAAAAGAATGGGCGAAACAGAAAGAAATATAGATCAATTAACATATGAAACCGAAAGAGCAAAAAATGATCCAGCATTTAGAAAAGAAATAAATGCAAGAGATGCTGAAAAGGCAAAACAAGATATGTACGCTGCTGCTGGAGGAAAGGAAGCATGGGAAGCTAGAGAAAATGCTGCACGGGATGGTCAGGTTAAAATCGTAACAGATATTATAGATGCTAAAAAAGCAGAATCAGATGAAATGAATAGAAAGGCAAGAGAAATAGGCGGGATGATGACCAAGGCAGAATTTGAAGCTTCTCCAGCAGGACAACAGGCAGAATTAGATAGATTGCGAAATCTAAGTGGTGTTCCTCAAATGCAGGCAAAAAGGGCAGCAGAACAAAGAGAAAAAGATAAAGAAACATTGGCTACAAATTATCCCGCGTTAAACATGGTTGGGGATGCAATAAGGCAAACTAAAAATCTTCCAACCACTCAACCAGAACAATCACAACAAACTCCTGCTGAAACATTACCAGAGCCATCAGTAAATATGACTGGCAACAATATTTCACGCGCTAGAGCAAACAGTGCAAATACAACACCAATTCAAAGAGCTACTGTTACTCCTCCTGCTCCCGGGGCAATTCCACCAGCTGGAAGACCAACACCGGCAGCACAGCCAACTGCGCCAATGAGTACTGGAGGAATGAACACTCCTGCTGACATAAATGATCCACAGGCAAATGCAAGAAGACCTAGAGGAAGAGTTGTAACCGCAGCAGCTAGAAGCATGGGACCTAACAGCTCTGCTCCCCGTTTATCTTAATATATTTTTTTGAAGAAGCTTTTTCTGAAGAAAAGTATTCATCAAAAATTTTCTTTAATTCTTCTTTTCTTTTGTCCATTTTATTGTATTCTTTCGAAGAGTCTTTTCCATCAGTTTCATATCTCCCCAATTTATATGAAACATGGGCAAATTCGTAAATTAGTTCTTCAAGATCAAAATTATTTTTCATATTGTTATTATACCATTCCTGTACGATTTTGAGAAGGGATAAATATCTCTATGGGCCGTCATATAAATGAAAATTTCTTAAATAAATTTCTTGGAAAGAATCTTCTTACCGAAGATCAAAAGCGTGCTGTTGCCCTAAAAAATAGAAAATCAAATTATTTAAAAAATTATTATAAAAATCTTGAAGAAAAAAATTCTGGAAAACTTTCTAAAAATATTAATGAAGATGTAACTACAAGCATTAAAAAGATTTTCTATCGCACCAAAGATCAATTAAATGAATCCAGATCTGGAATGCAAAATCTAATTCCATACTATACACCATATGGAATTATTTTCTTCAATAAAGATACTCAGGAATGGACAAATACATTTGGTCAAGTAGTAGACCCAATGGACTTCATGAATGATTTTTCTCATGATGACAGTTCCTCATCTGGAGATGGCGAAACCAGTCAAAACATAATAGTTCCACCACTTCCACCAGAATTATATCCAAATCCCCCAAAAGATTTACAAGTTGTATCTTTCAATAATACAGGAGCAACTTTATCGTGGATCGATGATTCTATAAACGAGGAAGGATTTAAACTTTTCTATTATCGGGCAAGGCCGGGGGATTATCTTCCAGATTCTTTACCACAGAATATTAATTCTTTTGTTACTGTAGGATCTTCAGATACCGATGTATCACTACAATTTATAGATGAAAATTTATCCGAAACAGGATTTAGAATTTATTATAGAGAATATATAGATGGTTTAACTTCTCCAGCTCCACCAGTTTCATTTTCAGCAGAAAGAATTAATACAAACACAATACAATTAAATTGGATAGATACTGCAACAGATGAAGATGGGTTTAAAGTTTTTTATTCAGAGCCTTAATATGAGCGAAGAAAAATTATTTTATAACAATAAAGAATACATTTTGGGGGCAACAGTTTCATTTAAAAGTGGAACTGGAGGGATGACATATTCTTTATCGGGATTATGTGGATACAAAAATTATAATTTAATTTTAGTTTCTTTTAAAAATGAAGGAATATCTTCTAATATTGTAGGTCCCTATTATTTGAATTATTTTATTGATGAATACAGAGAGCCTATTTACACATTTTTGTGGAATCATCCTGCTGACTATAGGTTGGATAATTTACATCAAAGAACTTATAGCCAAAGAAACGTAGAAAATTTAATAAGCCCCAGCCAAGCAAGTCCAATTTCTAATTTAGAAAACTGGGAAAGAGAATATTATGATGGAGCTTGGGGAAATTATGCAGCAAATTCTTATTTTACATCCCAAAAAGGATTTACAGCACCAGACGGATCAACTAGCGCAACAAGATTTAGAGTAAATGGATGGACTGGTTATATATTACATCGACTAATAACAGAAGTTAATGGTAAAAATGAATATATTGAGCTTAAAAAGGGAATTACTTATTATCTTTCATTCTGGTTAGATATGAGTAGTGGAAGGACGCTTGGTGAAATTAGCCCAAGAACACATGATGGCCCAAATGGAATTTGGGCAACAAATCCCCCTTGGCCCCTATCTGTGAGTCAAATATCACCCGTTTATCGCCCCGAAGGACTTGGCAGTTATCCTTATTTGGCACCAGTTGGAACTACTGGTTGGACGAGATTTGTTTATGGGATAAGATCCACAACTGGGGGCACAAACTATGTAAACATATATTTATTATCAACTGGTAATCTTGATGGCTCAACATACGATTGGTATTTCTGGGGAGCCCAGTTGGAAGAAGAATCAGGCCCATCTGCAACCTCATATAAACCAAATATAATTTCTGATGTAAATTTAGTTGGTAGTGTTTATGACAGAGACACCGGAAATACTCTTTATGATAATTCAATTGAAAATATTCCAACATGGTGTTCTAACAATGGAATAACATATTTTTGGCCATTAATACAACTATGGGATTCCACGAACTATGATATGCCAACATATAGCGCAAATGATTATTATGATTTTTATACTAAACGAGCAATAAACATATTTAAATTATTACCTAAAAAACAAAGAGCAATTAGACCCAGAGGGTTAGATCATCCAATTATGTTTGAAATGTATGATGATGCTATAACTGGATTAACCTTTGGACCATATCCCGGAGTAACATATACTTATTGGGGAATAACAGAAGGATACAAATATTACACAATCCCTTCTGCGACAGCATATATGGGACACGTATGGCCTGTAACAGGAATTTCTGCAGGAATAACAGCTTGGAATAAGTTTTTCAATAACTTTCACTCTAGAGGGGCAACTATAGACTATGTATTCTTTGATTACGAATTTGTCCCATTCTCAACATTGTATGTTCAAAAAGATCAAACAGCTTTAGGTTGGACGGCTGCAAGAAAAATATTTGAAGATCCAAGATATTCACAACCTTGGAATGGAGTGACTGCTCTAAAAGATATAATGGATAATCTTGGTGCTACGCTTATTAATATGGAAGATGCTTATTATAATAACTACAATCATTTGGCTTGGTCTAGAACCATTGGTTATCAGACCCAAAAGGCATATGAATTAATTTTGACACCAGGTTTAAGTGCTTATTTCCCAGAGGCAACAGTTTCAAATTACAATTATTTCCATCAACCTGATGGTATAACAAATGGTTCTTATGATCAGGCAACCCATCAAATACCCGGGGACCTCAGAGCGGGCAATGCATCATCACCAGTATTATATGGTGATGTATGGTCATTTTATTCAGATATTCCTGGAGGAGGCCAATCTCAAGCTAGACTTCCCCTTTCAGACCCAACTAGATTCGAAAAATTTATTAATACTGGAGGACCTACGGTTTCAACAGGAACGTTGACAAGGCCATGGATTGCATTCATGTTGGCGATGCTGCAAATGAGATGCACAAAGGCTGCCGAACCAAATGTGCCAATTACTCCGTGGATCGGAAATGTAAGATGGCCGGGAGAAGCATATGGAGGAAGTTATGGGCGTCCTGTAAATGCTTGGTCGGATACTAAATTGGGGTATAATGAAAAATATGGAAGCACTTATCATATTGAAGGCGGTAATTCAGCTTATTATTATGAAATGATAAGGCATTGCATGTTAATGGGAACAAAAGCATTCCCTATGTTTAATGGTTCTTTGTATGATGATGTTAGAACTCCGGGGTGGACTTCAGGAAATCCTTCAGCGACAAACAGAAGACTATATTTCTTATCAGGCATGACCACCCACATGGAAGAAATTATTCCTGTTGATAACGTAATTCATGAAGTTCATAATCTGATTGGTGGGTTTACTTTAACAACAGCAGATACCAGCAGACCAAATTGGCTTGCTCCATATTTTGCTAGCGCAGCTCCCGGAATAAATGGAACAACATGGTGGTGGCGAGTTACTGTTGGTTCCACCTATACAATAAATGTTCAAGGAACAACTTTGTCTGGAATTTCTGGGCCTTGGGGTGCTTGGGTGTCAACTACTGGGCCAACCTTAGCAGGGGTAAACATTTCAATAGTTTAAAGCAAAATGACAGACAAATTAATATTTAACCAGTACGAATATACACTAGCTCAAACTTTACCAGCATCTTCTGGTACAGGTGCTACAATACAAACAACCATAACTGGCTTAAGTGATACAAAACAATATGAATTTATAGTAGTAGCATTTAATAATTATGGTTCTACTGTATCTGGACCAATTACAGTTTATACTGCGCCACCACAAGATCCAAATTTATTAAAAGCATCTGTTGATACTTTAAACTGGACAGTCGTGCCAATTTCTTCAAATGGATTAAGAATCATATGGAATGATTATTTTGTTGAAGAATTAAATTATAATCTTTATATATCAACTGATAACCAAAGCTTTGATTTTTTAAATTCTGTGTCGGAATATCTAGGATCATATGATGTAGAAGATTTAATTTTAGGAAATTCTTATTATATTTTGTTGAATGCTTTTATTGGAACAGGACCAAATGAAGGTCAATTGTTCTTGACATCATCTACTGGCCCTGTTCAAGTTCTTGAAATTCCAAAACCTCCTATAAATTTTCAATATACTTATTTTGATAACGATGAAGTAACATTATCTTGGGACTACCAAGATGAAATGTTTAAACAAACTGAAATTTTTTATTCTGATGACGGATTAAATTATTCTTTCATATATGATGCAAGCGCAGAACCTACAACAAAAGTAACCATATCTGGGTTAACTTCTGATATTACTTGGTGGTTTAAAATTAGAACTAAAAATTCCAATGGGAGTTCAGATTTTGCTGGTCCAGTTGTTATTGCAACTTTACCCGATCCTCCAGATAGCCCATTTGGTCTTACTGGTTTTGCTGGCATATCTTCTTACATACAAATAAATTGGTCCACCGGAGCAACAAATGAAGATGGATATAATATTTTTAGATCTACAGATAATGTAAATTATACTAATATTCAAACAATAGGGCGTGATAATCTTTCTTTTATTGATGTAGAAAAAAGCGAAAACACTCTTTACTATTACAAAATAAATGCATTTAATGAAGGTGGAACTTCGGGATTTTCAAATATAGTTGGTATTACTTCTGCTATCCTGCCAATTGTTGCACCAACCGGACCAACAGGAATATCTGGATCTGTTTTTTACAATACAATAAATATTTCTTGGATTGATCAATCGACAAATGAATTTGGTTATAAAATTTATGTAAAACAAGGATAAAATGACAGATACTTTATTTTACGAAGGTTCAACATATTATTTGCAAAAAACTTTAGGACCATTTTCTGGTACTGGGTTTATTTCTACATCATTAGAAAATTTAAATACAGGAACCACATATTCAATTCTTGTTGCCGCTTTCAATAACGTTGGCTTATCTGACATTTCTACACCAATTGTTTTCAAAACAGATTCCGCCGCGAATAGACCTCCAATAATTTGTACATGTTGGTTTTGGTATTATCCAGTTTTAAGAAATATGGTACTTTATCAAACCGGAAATACTGTAAACATGATTCATTCTTCAGAAGATATGACTAATTCTGTTGCATGGGTAGGCGCACAAAGATTTAACATTACTAGTGGCCATACAGCGCCTGATGGATCAACCGGAGCATTTGCAATCGTAGGTGCTAGTGGCTCCTGGGGAGCGGCTTTATATCAAGAATTGGCGTTAGACTATGGAAATACTTACATTTATTCTTTTTATCATAAAGTGACAGATGGTGCTACTGGATTTAGAATTGGAGCTTACTACAGATCAACTAGTGCTGTTCCTAGTGCTAATACAGTGTTCGGCACACATTCACTTCCATTCAGACAAATTTTACCAGTAACAGGTCCAATGGAAACACTCCCAACTGTACGATATCCTACTGGTGCAACAGGATGGCAAAGATTTGCTTTTGAGGTGTATGCATTTACTCCACATCGTTATGAGATAGTTTTTCAAGCTTGGTATAACAGCACAAATCGATATCCACAATATTTCTGGGGCCATCAGTTAGAGAAAGTAACACCATGACGTATCCTCGTCCATATCACCCGACTACTAAAAATTTAATTCCTTATTATAAAAATATTCAACCAGCATATTATGATGTCAACGGAAATACTTTATATGAAGGAACTGTAGAAAAGCAATTGGCTTTAGCAAATGGGTTGAGTTTTGTAGCACCAACTGTACATACTCTTCGGGGGTATGATACTGTTTCTGGTAATGCTGGATTTACCCTTTCAGTAAATAATATTGAAAGTTTAAATTTTTTGAAACAATTAGGTGAAGGAAAAAGAGCCATTCACCCCCCATCTTTTCCTACATGGTATTTTTATGATGATATACTTCCCCTATCTGGACAGGGATTCAGAAATTGGATTACAAATGATTGGGGAAGATCTGGTGCAACAGGATATTACAACAATCCTTGGCCCAATACTGGGGTTGAAAGATGCAAAGAAACTTGGACTAGATGGATTAATTATGTGCATTCTCAAGGAATTACCATAGATGCAGTAAACTGGGACACCGAAGGAGATCCGTTTAGATATGCCCCTTCTTCAGCGCTACGAGAAATGATAAAATCCAATCCTCAATATAGTTCTCCGTGGAGAGGACATACTTCTTGGAAAAGTTTGTATGAGTATGAATTAGGAAGTACTGCAGATGTTTACAATTCTTTTGCATGGTACGCTATGGCAGAACGTGGTCGTTCAAATATGTACGATGATACACATATAGAACCATATTTGTCAAAATACCCCAAAGGAATTATGGGAAATTATAATAGCTACGAAAGTGAAAGAATTGTTGGTTTTACAATGATTCATGAAGTTAATGAAGATGGTTACATCCTTCCAGAAAGAGGAACAATTGGCAATGCACACGCTCCGGTATTATATGGAACATTTAGACAATATGATTGGGAATATTATAGCCCCGGATATGCAACAAGCAGACCGGGCCCTCTTGCTAGATTTGATTATAAAATAATAGGAAACATTACAAGTCCATATGATTTGCCACCAACAACAGGCGCATGGTCTAGTTTTATGCATTCTATTGCTACCATGAGATCCGTAAAGAGAACTAATCCAAATGATTTCATTACTCCATATATTGGAGGACCAATGTTTATTGGCGAATATCATTTTAAGGGAGTTGGGTTTACACCCTTTGCCTCATACTTTGGTCAAGCACCAGCAGAAGTTCTTCATAATCGTTGGTACAGACAGAATGTAGATTTTAACAAAATAAGAAGCGGTATAACAGGGCCGGATGGTTCGACTACAGGATTGGCAATTAATTTTTCTAAAGATGCAGGATTATCAGCAGCATTGGAATTTTATTATACAGGACTTACAGCAGGATTAACTTATATTTTTTCATATTCATTGGATGTTACCAGAGGATTTACTGGAACATTATTTGGTATGAGACAATTTGTTCCAACAACTTATAATTTACAAAGAGGATTAACATATCAGCAAATTCTTCCTGTAGTTGGGCCAGTACAAAATAGAATTCATGGAATTTCATATCCTCCAGAAAGTGTTGGATGGACAAGATTTGCATGGAAATTCCACATTCCACCATCTTTTGATCCTTTAGATCCAGTTGAAAATAATTCATTCTCTGTATATGCAATGTTGACTGGCACAGCTCAACCATATACGCAAATCTCAGGGACAACAACCTATATTTGGAATCCTAGTCTTGAAATAGAATCTTCTCCACAAAATATAAACATTCCAATTACAACAATAAATTCTGAGGACAATATCTTAAGATGGCGCGAAGGTCCTCCCGGAGCAATGACGATAACAGAAAAAGGATACAACAAACGCCATGCAATATATTTTACAAGAAGAGGAGGCAACAGTGGTTATTATTATGAGTTAGCAAAGCATTGTTGTTTGCTTGGTTCCAAAATGTTGATCGCGTTCAATGCCGCAGAAAATATAGATCACTCATACCCCGGGGTAAGAACTTTGCTTGGGAATAATTATTCAGAATTCGGCGGTGCTAAAACAACACCATACTATTTGTCTGGGGATACATATCATGAAGTTTTTCCAATTAATTTGAACAATGCTTTAAAGGAGTTTCATGATAGAGTTGGAGGGTTTACGCTTGCCACAGCAGACATGTCTCCAATTGACTACAGTTTACCATATGTGTTAAATGGAGCGCCGGATATAAATGGAATAACTTGGTGGTGGAGACTTACAGTTAAACCCGGTTATACTTTCTATTGTAATGGTGAAACTTTAGCAGCGCCTAACAAATTAGGAACATGGATTCCTACAAGTACAAAAGAGTTTACAGGAGTAACTTTAGCTTGGGATGAATGGTCATATCCTCCAGAACCAACTTTACCTACTCCAGTTAAGGAAATAAATTTCCTTACAATGTCTAGTCTTAATGATTTGGTTGCTTCTGGTTGCACGTTCTCACGCGGTAGTACTGCATCCTTTATTGGATCAAGTGGTTATTTAAATTATGCCTCAATAAATCAACCAAGATTCCATTATGATCCAGATACTCTGCAGCCCAGAGGTTTGATGATTGAAGATTCTGCTACAAACATTTTGAACTGGAGCGAAAGCTTTGCTTCAACAGGTGGGTCGGTAAATAATTGGTCTGATACTAACATTACAAGATCACAAGGTTCGATTTCTCCATCTGGGGAAACATACGCAATCAAATTTACTGCGGATATAGCAAACGGAACTTTGGTTTCTACAAATCCTCCCGGAGGAAATGTATTGAGAACTTTCAGCTTCTGGTTGAAAGGAATTACTGGAAACGAAACAGTTCAATATACTTTTAACGGAGGAACATCGTGGCATGGCATAACAGGAATTAAAACTTCTTGGAAGAGATTCGTTGCTGGACCAATTTATCCAGATGGAACAACGGCATTCAATCATCACGTTGGGTGGCGCATTGCAAATACAGGAAGCTCTGTTGAAATCTGGGGAGCACAATTAGAACACAGAGTTGGAAGCGTAAACAATCTCGGCTGGAATTCTACGTTCCATGTAAAAGAAACTTCATATATTCCAACGAATGGGCTTACAGCTTCAAGATCATTTGATCTTTGCTACATGCAAGGAAGCTCCTTTACTTCTTGGTTTGGCCATACTTATGGAACAATAGTTTATGAAACTGAAGGATACCCAACTTTGTTTATACGACAGGGTTTGGGTGGAGGAGACTATACTAATTCTTTTAACAGTTTTGCCTATGGACTTCAACTTAGAAAATCGGGTTTGGCGGCACAAAATTGTACAACTAGAAATCCATATAAAAACAGATATTTTCCAGCTTTAGATGATCCTTCAAAAGCAATATTTTGTTATTCTCCAATTGGAATGAAATATGCCCAGTGCGATTCATTTAACAGCAATGCATACGGTATAACACATACAACATTTACTCTAGCACCAATGGATACAATGATTTTTGCAGGAACACCGGGGCAAACTCCAAGGCCAACTGTAAGCAGTTTTTCGTTAAGAAAATTTAGATTCTGGGATAGAGTTTTTGATGATACAACTATTAAACAAATTTCTAATGGCAATGTAAACTACAATAAGTTTAGATTTAACCCTTGGGATTAAATTTATAAATATTACTATGAAAAGCTTTCATCAATTTTTAATCGAAGAAGAAAAACTGACATCCGAACAGGAAGCACAACTTGATAAATTAATTGATAATCATTCACAAAGAATGACTATGGAAGCTGCGGTAGATGAAGCAAGAAAGCAAATGGGATTAAAGCCATTAAATAGAAAGAAATCAAAGAAATGAAATCTTTCAAACAATTTTTATTAGAAGTTTCTTTAGGAGATCCAATAATGGATTCCCAAATGGCAGAACTTGACAGAAGAGCCAAGGCAAGAGAAGAAAATCAAGTCCTTCAAACACAATTGGATCAATCGATTGATCAAATGAATAAAAAAGATTATGGAATGTATAATATTCCAGGAATGCCAAATTTATCAGCTAATATAGAATTTTCAAGTCAAAGTCGTGCTAGATCGGGTTCAGGAATAGCGACACCAACAAGTGAATTGGATGCATTCTATACCTTGGGGAATGAAAGACAGCAAACTGTTGCCCAGGGCTTGCCAACAGATACTTTAAATCGTATGCAACAGGCACAATATGATCGTTCACAGGGAATACAAACTGGAGCTCCAGGATCCAGGATGGCTCCAAGAATGAGTGCTTCCTCGGCACAGGCTCAAAACACAATTTCAAGAACTCTGGAAGATAGAGGGGGACCACTTGGTGGTCAGGCTGGAGCCAGAAGTTATGCCGAAAGATTAAATAAAAATTCTCAGACACAAGTAAATGCTTCAAGTGCAACTCAGAGAGCACTCGGAATGGCTAATCCTGTTGTTGGAGCAGCAAATGCTGCCCGCCAGCAAGCATCACAAGCAGATACAGAAACCGCCTTAGCAGGAAAGAATTATGCAGAGCTTTCAGCTATGAGAGATGCTTTGGATAAGGAAATCAAAGCAGATTTTGCTTCAGGAAAAAAAACCATGGATCCAGCAAAATACAAAACTTATACTGCCTTGAACAGACAAATAGACTCCACAATGAAGGGATAAATTATGAAATCATTTAAGCAATATCTAATAAACGAAGAATCGGAAACCCCAGCAAAAAAAGATTATGATGGAGATGGAGTAATAGAACCTGGAAGCAAAGAATGGAAAGATTCCAGGGATAACGCCATAAAGCAATCAATCGCTGAACGTGATAGAGGCGATTATGCTGCTTTGGAAAAAAGATTTGCAGAAATCAGTGATGCCGATTTAACTAGATTACTCCCGGGGCCAGTAAAAAAGTTTGGAATTAGTGGAGTTAGAAAAAATCTTGGTCAATTTGTCGATAATACGGGAAAACCAAGAACTGCTGCCGCTGCAATGGCACAACACTTTAAATCTGGTGAAGGTGGCAAATCTCTTGGGAAAATATTAGATCCTGTAAAAGCAGACCGAGCACGCCCACAGGAAGATTAATGATCCTGACGGGATTCGAACCCGTGTTATGGCCTTGAAAGGGCCGTGTCCTAGACCGACTAGACGACAGGACCAGAGTTTCAGTTATCTGTTGTTCGTCGGACTTTGATCGAAGCCAGAATCATTCCGATCATTGTTCCGACGCAGGAACCAACCACGGCACCGTCATAGTTCTTGTGGTACAGATAACCAATTAAGTTCAAGGCGATCAAGATTACCAATGCAGTAATTAAATTTGGGATGTACTTTTTCATTGCTTTCCTTTTTTAGTTTCCAAAATCTTATAATTCTTCTTTATTCTTTCCTCTTCACAAAGAGTTTTAAGCCAGTTACCGCTTACGCAGATCTGCCCAGGCTGTCCCGTGATCTCACAAATTCTACTTGACTTTAGTTCTGCTTCTCCAATTATCGAAGCTACTTTATCATATAGATGCGGATCATCACTGTCACAGGAAAAATAGAATCTAAGACTTCCAAATTTTTCCTTGATCTGCATTACTCTGAAACCACATTGAAAATCTTCCAATGAATACTTTCCATAGGATTCTTTAAGAATGCCGTCCAGCTTTTGGCAGAGTTCATCGACAAGCCCATACCATCCACTGGGAATAAAAGAGTACCCCCCTGACTCCATGTGATTGAATACAAGTGGATATTTCTTCTGAAGAAGATCTATGTAGTCAATCTCGTCCATTACTCGTCTTTTCCTTTTCCCCAACCATTCTCATATTTGTATTCCGTGAGAATTGATTTCCCCTTGGAAACATCCTTATATCTCTCGTCTATGGAATGATTCATGGGATAATGCTTTAGAATTCTTCGTGCTCTCTCCCTGACTTGGGGAGATACATCAGGATAGACAGTTTCATTTAGAAGATCATAGAGAAACTGTTTTGCACTCATTAAACTGTTGTATTCTTCATTTGGTAATGTCATTGGTGTTCTCCTTAAAGAAACCCCATCCCATATCTTTGGCAATCTGTTCCGGTGTCTTTCTCAAGTGTACGACATATGTTGCAGTAACATTCGACATTGTGTTGCAATACAAACGCCTAGCCTCATCACGCTGCTTTCTGAATTCCAAGACTTCCTTGAACAAAACTTCTGCTGGAGGAAGTGTATCGCCGTGATCATTGTCACCCACAAAATCAGTCATTGGTGTTCTCCTTAAAGCAGTCCCATCCACGCCGATCCGCAACTTGGTTTGCCGTACATGGCGGCGATGGGGAAGGACGGTATGCCTCATCCCTACACACCTCACGCCTTGCCTCGTCACGCTCAATGGTCAATTCAATAATTTTTTCTGAACGCATATCAAACATGGCAATGCTGGTATCTAGTTCCCTCCGCAGATGCATAATCTCCGCATAAGCCTCACCAATGTCCCGCAGAACATCCGCAGGGAGATCGGCGCGCTTGGTATGGCAGCGTAGGCGGTAATCTATGGGCTGGTAGTCAGGCATTACTTTCTCCTTCTTACACCAAGTATAGCAGCGATTCCAAGGACTGCAAGGACTCCGGGAGCAGGAACATCGGGAATCTCGGTGTCAATGTCGTCCCCATCCAACTCTGTTGCCATACAAACGCTATAGACTGTATCATGGGGGACAGGGATGAACATATCCTGATCCACGGTCTGAATCGTCATCACATGCCTGCCGTTTGAGTAGACCTTGTGAATCCAAAAGCCATCGAATGATCCCATGAAATATTTGTTGTTGTTCACGGGATAATTGGAGATGGTGTTGTTGGTCAGAGCCTCGCCAAGAGGTTCGGTGATCGTGAACTGATTGTCCCACATCAATGGGCTCGCAAAGGTTACCTCTTGATAAGTGGAACCCTGATACTCGGAGCGAGTGAAGAACTGACCGTTCGAATTGAACAAAGTTGAAGTATTAATGGTAATCACAATCAAAGTTCCTTGTAATTTTTTGAAATAAAGTTTGCAATCTCATCAAACGACTTTCCGCTGTCATTCATGTCCGCAAGACTGACGAACTTATCAATATCACTATAATGGAAACCTGTAGAACTTCTAACTCCTGCCCACTTTCTTACGGCAACAGGAAGAACATCTCCTTCCCGTCCATACTTACGAACCTGGATCGGTTTGCCGTGGGTGGTCATGCCAACAATGGTAGGGAGGACTTTTTGCTTGTTCCGCTTTCTATGTTCCTGATACAATTCGGTAAGAACACCCAAGCAACAATACTTGCATCCTCCACGGGAATCAACCCGGCACAGCGCATGCTTTCCCTGCTTGTACTTCTTGGAACGCAGAGCCTTGATCCAACGCATAGCAATTTCTTTATTCATCGTAAGTTCCTAAAGGATATTATACATCAAGAAGGTTATTTGTCAAGCGTACCGTCCGGATTCTGCTTGCCGTCCGGATTATTTCGAAATTTTTCCATATGGGGACAGTTACAACACTCAAACTCTATATCCTTTGGATGGACAAGCAGATCGTCCCAATCTAGACACCAATGCCATCCTTCCTTCATTTCTTCCTCGGTTAGCCGAACGCAAGGCCCGGTGCCATTCTGAAGAAAGTCATATCTCTCGGGATTCATTCCGTGGAATTCATACTGTCCGGATTCTGAATCCCGTCCGGGGTCTGAAGGCCATCCGAAGTCGTATGTCTTTTTGTCGTCGGTCATTTGTCTATGATAATCGTGATTTTGTCGAACAATGATAGGACGCAGGCCACCATAAATACGGCGGTTCCGGCGAGGATCAAAGCCATTGAAACATCAACAATTGAACTGAACACATCGCGCATAGAACTAGTATTTTTTGAAGTGGGTTTCTTTGACATAAATTATTATCTCCGCAATAGTTAACATGATTGTTGGCATGAATACGGCCAACATAAACAAAGTAAAAGGAATTGTATGTGGATCGTAAACCATGCAGATTATTTATTGTGCTTCTCTGTCTGTATCTGCAAGTTTGCGTAGAACATTGGAGAACTTGTTGTTGATTCTCTCAATGGATTCCAGCAATTCTTTTGCTGGTATCTCTGCGTCCGGGTCTTGCTTGCCGTCCGCCTTTATGTCGAATGTCCCGTTCTTCCAAACGCGAATCTGGTCTGTACGGAAGTGCAGCAGCCGCCCTCCATCCTCCAGCGCGACGCACCAGACATCGTTCTCGTATGTCCCTCCGTCGCGGACATAGATGGCATAGCCGGGGCCAAGGGGCGTGATGACGGGCATTGGGTTGGTGAACTCGTGGAACATGGGGTGGCCTATCAAAACGCCGCCCCCGACGGGCCTGGTTTGCTTCCCTTCCCCGACACAGGGAATGAACGAACATAGGGAAGGGATAACCGGCTTGCAACTGCGATTGCAAGTGGCCCGTTGGGGGAGCGCATGGGGAGGAAAATAACTTTTAGGTATGCTAAAATGCGTCCGATAAACAGTCGGGCATGGCCGGGAGATGGCTTGGTATGCTGTGTCCTATAACGCATTTGTTATGGGACATTGTACCACATAGCAATGCTAAAGTCAAGCGTCAAGTTCCAAATGAAAGTTATTGCAGAATTTTTGCACCGACGAACTTAAAATAAATTTGTCCAAAGTGCTGCCCAATAAAAAACTCCCCACAAGTTTTTAGGCTTGTGGGGAGCAACCCTCTCTACCTGACTCGCCGCAGTCAGGTTAGTTTAAACTTCTGCAACTTGCGTCCCGCGATCAAGTCGATGAACCTAGACAGGAACACGCGAGAGTGCTTGCGCCCGGTCAGAGCCTTCAGGAAGTTATTCCTGATACGGACGAGCGTAGCCCCGGTCGGGATCTCATCGATGTCGGTCTTGGGCTTGACCGGACGAACAATGTAATACTCGTCAAACCCCGGAGTCAGATCCGGGTTGGACGGGATGAAGTTCTCCCGCTTGTAGTAGGCGTTGTACGCTGCCGTCACCTTGTTCTCAAGAGCAGCGATCTCCATGCTGTTCTTTCCACTACTGCGGGCTTCCCGAATGCGCTCCCAACTGTTCCTGTCGATAAACTTGTTGACAAGATCAGTCGCAAGATTGCCCATGCCGCCGATGCTGAATCCAACCGTAGTTGCACCCAACTTGCGAATCTCGTCCACCAAGAAGTATTGGATGGAACTATTGAGACTTGCAACATAGCCTTCCTTGTCGCCGGGAACCATGATCGTGCGGCCCGTGGCTGCGTGTTGCACCCGGACTCCCTTGACCGGACGGTAGTAATACTTTCCGTTGGGAGTCATCCCGGTCGGATCACCGTCCGTAATCAACATGAAGTTAACAATGTCGATCCCGGTGATTGCCTTATACTTGGGAAGGAAATCGTGCAAGACCAACAGGGCTTCATTGGTTGGAGTACCGTGAAGATCCATGATTGCCGGAATCGTCCGACGAACAAGATAAGAATTATTAATCTTGCCCCAACTCTCACGGTCATTCATCATCGCTGCCGTCCACAGAAGATTCTCAATCCTCCGCTGCTCCTCCTCATTCATCTGCGAGGAAAGCACCTGACGCAGAGCAACATTGGACAGATCGAATCCATTGGGCATATTCTTCTTGGGGAAGATTCGATCATGCCGCTCCTTCATCTTTTCGTATCCCTCCGAACCCAAGGGAGCATCCTCCGTAAAGAGGAACACCTCGTAGGGAACACCAATCTTCCTACAGAACCAAGTCATAATCATCACCTGACGGATAACACCGTCAAGGCAACAGGCCATGCTTCCTGACCAATCGATTAGCATGACCATGCCATGCTTCTTGCCCTCGTACTTCACCAAGTTTCGCAGGAAGATATCGTCATGGGTCTTGTATTGGAACAACTTGTCCGGGTTGATTACCCCGGTGTTCTTCATGCGCTCCTTCTTGATTTCCTCTGCTGCCTTGCGCCGCTCAAACTGCATGGCAAGTTCCCGCACCATGCCATTCGTATCCTTGCGGAACTGCTCAAGAGATTGGCTGATCATATACAGATCGCCCTTCAGGGTATCCGTCCCATCGGGATGATCCTTGCGGATCTTCTCCAAAACAAAATCCATTTCAGTCAGGATCTTCTTGTATGGGATGATTGCTTCACCGCTGTTGGCCTTGGGCAGAAGATAAGAAGCGTAGGGGAAATCAATGTAGTTCTCCTGCCCCCTTCCCGGATCTTCCTTGCCCTCGCGGTCAAACTTCTGCATGGCATCGTCCATGCTAGTGCGGACTTCCAACTCATCGTCCCCAAGGCCAGGATTCTTCTTCTTCTTCTGCTTGGCCTCATCCTCCGCAAGAGCATAGAGATCCGTAGCAATCTCAACAACATCCTCGTAAGACTTGGCCCGATTCACCCGGTCGATGATCTGCTGCTCCTGTGGAGACAGAGGAACCGTCATCAGGTTCAGGATGCCAACCTTGAAGTGAAGATTGATCTTGTCGATGATGGACAACTGCGTGACATCAACATCGTTGATGCCAAAGATATCCTTGTCCAAGATTTCCTTGTAGCCCTCGTAGAAGTCGCGGCGACAGCCGGGGAACTTCTCCTTGATCATTCGTTCGATACGGGCATCCTCAATCACATTGAGGCAGGAACAAAACCCCTTGATCTTGAGTTTGTTTTCCTTGGCCTTGTTGACTGCCTCCGCATGAACATCCGGGGGAGTGAACAGGGCATGGGCAACCTCATGCGCGACGATCATATCGCGCAGGGAATCGGATGCCTTCCAATCGGGGATCGTAAGAGTACGAGAATCCAAGTCAAACGACGCTGACGGTGCAGCAGTATCGAAATTGACAAAGATGTTCTCTGTGGCAAGCGCACGGGCAAAGAGAGAGGTTGAGGTTTTCATGGCTATATCCTACCCTGTCGGCGTTGGGCTGTCAAGGGGGGAGAGAGAAACATTCACAAAAAAGTTCTCTCTCCCCCCAACAAACATCAGGCAAAACAAACTCAAGAATTCACGGGAACCGCATTGATGAGCGAGGTCAGGTCAAAGATGCCCTTGCTGACCGCACTCTTGCATTCCTTCATAACCCAAGTGGGAATGCCCTTCATGTTGATCGACTGCGCGACCATCACCAAGTCAGACTTCTTGAAATTACTGAAGTCTCCATTGAGGTTGGCCTCTGCGTAAATCTTTGCGGCTTGGACAAAACGATTTCTCTTATTCATGTATGGCATGACTTTCCTTTCAAATTGTGATTGTAACCGGATCGGTGTTCTGAATCACGGGCTGCTCCGGTGCAGGCGGCGTGATCTGTTCGTTGGCAGGAGGATTGATCGTCGGATCAATCTTGGTGTAGAGATTCCAAAACGCCTCCTGCGTTTCCTTGTCAAACCGATTCAGGGCAAGCCGAATCGACTTCTCCTTGTCGGAGAAGATGCTGAACGCCCGGACGATATCGACCAAACGACGAGTCGAAATGATCTTGTCCAATGCGCCCTCCGCAAACCCCTTGCGGATGGTTTCAGCCCATCGCGTCAGGTAGTTGGCAAAGTCATCGTCGCGGCAATTCCTCTCCATCATCTGACGAATCAGGATGCGAGTCTCCACCGCCTTGGGAGCATACTCCTGCTCGTAGGTAAATCCAAAGCGATCAAGGAACGCCTCGTTCTGAATGCGGGTTCCGACGAATCTGTCATCGCCCATGCCGTCACCCTTGGTGTTGGCCGTAGCGACAACCATGAAGCCGGGAGCCGGAACGACAAATTCCGAAATCTTCTTGAGGAAGATTCCCTTGCCTTCAAGCACGGGCTGAAGGCACATAATCCGGTCAGACGCAAGGTCAACCTCGTCAAGCAGCAGCACCGCACCGCGCTTCATGGCCTCAATGACAGGGCCGTAGACAAAGACGGTAGTGCCGTTGTGCAGCCGGAAGCCACCAAGCAGATCGTCCTCGTCAGTCTCCGCAGTAATGTTTGCACGAATCAATTCGCGCTTGGCCTTGGCACAAGCCTGCTCAACCATCGTAGTCTTGCCGTTGCCCGACAGACCCGTGATGTAGACGGTGTTGAAGTCGGTGCGACTGACAAACTTCTCAATGTCCTCGTAGTGGCCCCACGCAACATAGGACGAATCCTTGGCCGGGACGAGCGTACCAATGTCGCTCGTCATGTTGCTCCCCAACATCATGTTAACCTTGTTCTCACTCATGTTCGTATCCTGTGTCTTGAGTTTGTACCGGAGTTCGCTCCGATGATTGCACCATGATACACCAATCTTCCACCCCTGTCAAGATTGCTAGTCACATTTTTTTGAGATTTTTTGTTGGACAAATTCACCCCAAAAGAACATGACCCGTCCTAATAAGGAACGGGTCAGAGGTTTTGAAAGAACCCTTGATAAACTTTCTTCACTTGGGTTGATATCGGCCCAAGTGTTTGCTACTAGCAGAGGCGCGCTATTGCGTAGCAAGGGCTTTTAAGGTTCGTTCAAGAATTGCTGTTGTAGTAATTCTTCTCCTTGCAGCAATCCTTGTTCATGTTTCGCTCAATCTCGTTGATGCGACGGTTCGTTGACTCAATCGCCTCATCGGTAGTCTGATAAATTCCACGCATGGAATCGTCAACATGACGCTGCATGGCCTCCATCTTGGAGCGCATATACAGATGGTAGATGCTGACTCCAAAGAACCCTGCGAGAACCCAACCGATAAGAGTGCTGTCAATTTCCATTTTGTTTCCTTTTTGTTGTTCGCCGTCGATGCACTATGGTATCACGCCTTGGCCGCTGTGTCAAGCCCCTCGCTCAACATTTTTCGGAAATGTTCAAACAAAGAATCGGCGTAGTAAACATAATCATCACACAAATCAAAAACCTCGCCATCATTTGCAAGAATCTCTGAACAAATGATTACATTGTTCTGAATGTCATTGAAATCTAGCCCATTCAGATTGCACATACCTATCTCAAGATCATTCCCGGTTTCTCTGAAGAAACTTTTCTTGAGAATTAAGATGGAATTATCCGATTCAAAAGACCATTCAAAATCATCAAAAGAACCTTTGGACGGGATTTTGTTCAGGGACTTATCCATTGAATTACTTCTTGAGATTGTCCTCAATCTTGTTGACATCCCGCTCAAGTGCGGTAATGTCATCACGAATCCAACGGTACTCCGTATCCATGAACTTCCGGCACTCATCGAATTTTGTATCGACATAGTGCTTCATCAGGTGGAAGCAGAATCCAAGCAAAGTAATCGCAAACAAAATCCAAGCAAAGTAAGTGTACCAATTCATTTTGTTTCCTTTCTGTAAGACAAAACAATGGGAAGGGTGGGAGTTGCACCCACATACTCGCGCTTATAGGGCGCGCGCTCTAACTACTTTTCAGCCACCTTCCCGAATGGGAAACTAATTTTACGGCTAGTCCCCAACCGGGCAATTTCGTATTGCCTGACGAAAGGGAGTTTTGGTGTGTCCCCATGAAACACTTATAAAGTATTCGTTCCATACTTGGGCTGAACCATGTAATGATCGCACAAAGCCCGTTCGACTTCATCGTAAACCCTGTCACGATTGTCCTCGCGCTTGGCCCACTCATCATCATCCAAGTCTGCATCAAGAGTCTCATCGACCGCAGGAATTTGGTCAATGTAGACCTCGCTCACGAAAGTATTGTGATTCCCGCCCTCCTCCATCGTGAGGGTGAGGAAATAGATTACCTCGTAGTTCTTGCCGTCCACCTCAACGCAAGTAGTACGCTCAATGGTAGTCTTGGTATCGCTCTTGTTCTTTGCCATTGGGTGATCGAAATGAATCCGGGTTGAGGGGTCGGGCCTGTCCATGTTATGCATATTGTAGGGCATTGAAGTCTCCTTGTCAAGCATTTTTTTCAAGCGTTCCCGGTTGGATTTGAACCAACAACCAACGGATTAGAAATCCGTTGCGCTATCCAATTGCGCCACGGGAACAAATCGGAAGGGTACTCTATTTTGGGCTAGGCATCCTCAATTTCGCCTTCCTTGTCGGATGGAGTTAATAAACTTCCATCACGGTATATAGTCGATTGAGCAGCGGGACTCCCATACCCGCATCTTCAGGAAGAATTCGGAATTCAAGGATCGTCAACGATCCGGCAACCATAGCCGTAGAATGTTTAGCATACGGACTATTCCTGATAACTTCTATTAAGTCTATGCTCTCTCTCAACTTGGGCGGTCTTGATAAAGATTCGCCTCACTTTTAATGGGATTGGTGGGACTTGAACCCACAAGACTTTAAGGGTCGGCAGATTTTGAGTCTGCTGCGTATGCCGATTCCGCCACAATCCCGTTGCTCACTCCTCCTCGTCATCCTCATCTATGATGACATAACCCTTTCCAAGTTTCTCCTCCAATTCCTCAAGCATCGCAGCATTAAGAGTTTCCTCTGTATATCCCGATCCACGAATGGCGATATTTAATCTCTTGAGTGCCATTGAAAAAGTTGGATCTGTCTTGCAGGCAACTTCCACAGCCATAAGAAGATCAGATACATAAAGCGGACTCATGCTAAATTCGATTCGACGGCGATTGCTCATGGGTGTATTGTATCAGGTTGGAGTGAGGTTGTCTACTCAATTACCTTCCACTCCTTGATGGAGGAGAGGATGACGCTGCGCCATTCTCCGATATCAAGGTCGTAGATTCGCTGAACGCCGGGGGAGTCAGCCTTGCCCGTGGAGCGAGGGTGATCGACCTTGGGAATCTGATTGAGGTCAGTAGTTCCCTTGAGGACGCGCTTCTCGCCGTCCTTCTTGACGAACACGACTTGGACGATTGCTCCCTGCTTGAGAGCCTTCCTGAAGTCACTCATCGATCTCCTCCTCGCAGGCGTAGGCTTCCGCCCACTTGGCCTGCTGCTTGTTGATGAATTCTTCCGCTTCTTCTTCCGTATCAAAGAGTTTGACATTCTCAATGTCTCCGTTCAGGTTGTTCTGAAAGATCACGATGCACTTGTCGCAATTCATCGTACCTTCAGGGAAGAAGGCCGCAAATTGATCGCCCAAGTCAGTCTCCCAATCCGGCTCAATGTCGGAGTCGGTGAGAATTGCATCGGCAAGATCGTAAAGTTCGTCGTTGTTCAATTGTGAATCTCCTCAAGAAGAATGTTGATTGCGGTCTTGACTTCCAAGTCACTCATGGATTGCGACTCGCCGCAAGCCTCACAGTACCATTCCCAATCAGACGATTCGCTGATGAGATTGTACGGAAAAGAGATGCGACGGGTTCCACCGCAAGCACATTTGTCATTCATGGTCGGGAGGGGTGTCATTGTGGGTGTATTGTAGGGTAGAGGTTTGGGCTTGTCAAGCCCCGGCTGAATGGTAACGAGAAAGTTTTTCACCGAACTTTGCCGAATCATCGACAGATTCAGCCAAAAAGACTTCCTCAATCTCCTTGACCACATACATCCCTGTGGTCTTGGTGGACTCGTAAAACTTCTTGAAGTGAAACAACTGTGCATCTTCAAGATTCTTGAAGAAGTAGTATTTCAAGTTTGGGTAGCAGACCTTGACAATGAAGATTTGCATGAATGCCTCCGGTGGGAATCGAACCCACAACCAATAGATTAAAAGTCTACTGCGCTGCCAATTGCGCTACAGAGGCAGGATTGGGGGGCGGGGGAACTACATCCCCGCCCCCCCGGCAGGAGCAATCAGATTTCCTCGTCATCCCCCATGCTGCGGTCGAAATCCGCCATGAAGGAGTCATCGCCGTCATCCTCGTCCTGATCGCTTTCATCCACCTTCATCTCGTAGAGGAAGGCAGTCTGAAGGATGCTGAACATTAGAGCCTTCTCCATCGGAGAAAACTCGCTTGGCTGATGGTCGTTCATCAACTTCTTGACAGACGAAACAAGAAGATTACGAATCTTGTTGTCGTTGAACCACATCTTGCCCTTCTCGTTGAGGGGAAGGCTGATGCCGTACTGAAGGCTCATCAGGACGGAACTGATTTGCGGCTTGCAGCCCTTGGCTGCGCGGCCCTGTTCGTATTCCATCACCTTGTTGTATTCCGCAATCTCCGCATCGCTGAAAACTGACATTGTGTTGCTCCTGTTTGAAGTGAAAGTTAGATCAATCTCCGTCGCCGCCATCGCAGTCATCGATCAGATCCTCAAGAGGATCATCTTCAGGACTCCACCTGTTTGCATCGCGCAACTCGTCCTCATCGTCGCCGTCAAAATCGGCATTGGTGAAGTCATCGTCGCCGTTGTCAAGATCGATGATCCGCTTCTCGTACATCGGGCCGTCATAAAGGGGAAAACTGCTCATCTGTTGCTCCTTGTGAATCAATCTTCCATGTTGCCCATCACAACACTAGAACATTCACGGTGAATGTCCGCAGTAGTGTTCTCCTTGAACCACTTGACGAAACCATCATAGTCATCGCCTACCAAGAGAATGTTGCCGTCAAAGAAGGCCATCATCTCCTTGTGAATAGCCGCAGCCATAGCCTTGGCATCGTAGGCATTGTCAGTCAGAATGTTCCTCATCACCATCGAATGCCGCACGGCATGGAGGGAGTAGAGGGTGTTGAGTGCCATGCGTTCTGCGTCAGTCATCGTCGTTCTCCTGTATCACCATTGTAGCAGAGGCAGGGAGCGGGTCAAGGGGTGCAACGAACTTTTTTTCAGAATTTTTTGCTGCAATTTTGGCGAACTGTTGGTTGGACTGATAACCTTCAACCAACTTTGCCATAACTTGCCTGCGTAGTTCTGCCTGATCTTCAGGTGAAAGGAAATCCAATGCCTTGTCATTGAATGAGAACAAGTCAGGATCTTCAACCAAATTAAGGTTGCCATTCCTGTATTGGAACCAACATGAATTTGTCTGCTCGTTCAATTCTCCGTAATTGAACACAACATACATCTCATGGGTTTTTGGAAAGACATCTAGTTTCTCAATCAGCATCAGAGGCCCAACTCCTCGTCAAGTGCGGCAAGTTTGTCAAGACTTTCCTGCTGCTTCATGTTGCTTGATTCGTAGTCATCTTCAGCCGAATCAAGAATGTGTTGCGGCATATCGGTATCAACAAGATCGACAAGATCATCGACAACCTTGAAGGGAAGATCCTTGGCCTTCCAAGTTTGAGAAGTCCCATCGCGGAAGATTTCCACAACTTCCGTAATGTTGATCGAATCTATCTCATAACGGGTGAGGGGAAACCCTGCAAGCGGCTCCGGGGAAACGCGAGTCCACTTGATTTGGAATGCAATCTCCAAGAGATCGCAGCCCTCCAACGCATTCCTCACGGCAGGCGTAAAGTTCTTTGCGAAAATGTACCGGGTGTAGACCTTGTTCATGCCTTTACCATTCCGTTCGTTGTTACCATCACAGAAAGAGCGTTCAGGAAGTCAAGAACCTGTTGCGGGGAAAGAGAAGGAAGAACCTTGTCATCCTGATAATCAAATCCCGGAACATGGACAAAATCACCAAGAGCATCCAAGGCCGCGACTTCCGCAGTCATCGCAGCGGAGAAATCCTTTGGATCTTTCCTCACGCAGTAATGCCCCATTCCCCATCGGACACTTGCCTTGAGGCCATTCGGGAAAACAATCGTAAACCCGTTCGGGTACAGAGTGAAGTTTTGCAGATCAGAGGGGTTCATACTGTAATCTCCTTGTTCTTCAGATTGTCGAACATTCGTTCAACCTCGCTGACTTTCTTCTTGTTCTGTCTCTTTGCAAGATCAATCACGGTTATGAGAGATTCATGCTTGCGGCCAATCTTATTGTGCTTTGTTAGAAACTCACCGTACTCTTTGCTAGTGATCAAACCAACTTGCACATACGCAAACATCACTCCATAGGAACGATCTTCTGATTTTGCGGCATCCCTGATCAAATCTTCCATGCGGGTATCAATGTTGTCGGCCTTTGAGAGAAATTCAACCTTTCCCTCGTAGATGGAAAGAGCAGACTCAATCTCAATCTTTGCGGCGGTCGCCATATGCTGTTTCGTTGCCATGTTCATATGGTAGCAGGGGCTACCGGGGAGTCAAGGGGGGAAGTGAACTTTTTTTCGGAATTTTTTTCGGACAGATTTAACGAAAGCCCCCCGGAGTCTTGCAAAACTCCGGGGGGTTCGCTCCATGCACTCAAGGAGTATCCATTAGATTATGAAGTTTGTGAGGCATCTACCACAAACTTCCGCACAAATCAGGGGGATATCCTATTGCCCTGATATTTTTCGCCCGACAAGTTTGTACGAACTTGGTCGAACGCCATGCGTAGATGCGGGGTGGATCGGTCGCGGTTTCTCCCCAACTAGGGAAGGTATTGGCCTCTTGAGCCACCAACCGTCTTACTTCCGATCCGGTGCGCCAATCAACCGATTGGCTCCCCGCCGCTTTGGGCCTAACTACACTATTTTAACTCGCCCAAACGAGCAGTATGAAGAAGCGCATTCGCCTCGTTGTCGTATACGCATATGGTATCAGGTGCGTATCGCCTGTCAAGCCCTGTTCACGCTTTTTCTCACATTTTTTTGTGAGAGAGATTTAGCGGGATTCCTTGCCCGTCAGGATATAGGGCAAGATATCCAAGGTCATGGTTCCGATAAAGAGAAGGGCAAACAGGGCAAACATCCCTGCAATTCCCCGCATCATCGGATCGTTGTCTGAATCAAGGGCAATCCAAAGTTGGAAGCCGATGATCGACCAACAGAAAATAATAGAAGCAGCCGTCAGGACGCGCTCAAGAGTCTTTTTCATTTCTTTCTCTTTTTGAAGGAGGACTTTTTCAGAGATTTTTCTTCCGCAGTTTCAGGCAGTTCGTTCAAAACTATGTCTGCTGCCTCTGCCACGGTAAGATTGGGGAATCTCTGTCGAACCAATCTTATCAATGCAATTGCATTTGAAAATGCCTTTGGGTCGTGTTCGATCATTTCAGATCGTTCTCAACAGTTCGTTGCATTTTGCAAACTTTTCAGTAAGCATCTGCAAAGTTTCGTATGAAGGATCGTCAGATTCCACCAAATCGTGAATGGAAACTTTCAGAACTTCACAGTAATCCAACAGAAGATCGTACAGATCGTCGTACTGCTGTTGGGAAAGATTGATTCTAGCCGGGGCAGGATCAATCGTCGTAAATTTTTCGGGATCAGCCATCGTTGGTTTCCTCGAAATCCTTCTGATCCCCGTAGAGATCGGGCCAATTCCTCTCAACCGCAATCATCTGCGGACAGGAGAGGCCATTCTCTGCGCCGTTCAGGGTAGAGGAAAGTTCACAAATTTCCCTACGCAGATCGTCACGCTCACGAATGAGTTGGGCGATTCGCTCCTCGTAGATCATCTTCTGTTCCACAAGCACGGTTCGGATCATATCAGGCATCGTTCTGCTTTCTTTGGGCGTAGCGTTCTACCTTGATTCCGTACTCAATCATGTTCAGCATCTCGTAAACCTTACGAGAAGGGTATCCACCGAAAGTGACGCATTCAACGCCAAGTTCCGGCGAATCAGGAATTTCAATCAAGCGGCCCAACCCGTAGGCTCTGCCACTCCTTGAGAGAAAGAAGGTTCCGGGGAATCCGGGCTTGAGGTTTAGAGTCTGATTGACTCTCTCAACCACATCGATCAGGACTTGCTCTGTGATTCGTATTGGCATGGCTGAATGATACCCCATGAGGGGAGGGAGTCAACCCTGAAAGTGTCCCGAATGTGAAATTTTTTTCACAGAGGACGATTCTTGAACACATACGGCAAAATTCCAAGACCGAATGTGAACATCCACGATGCGTAGATTGCTCCAACCCCGACAACCGACAGGGAGAGAAAATCACCCCAAGTCTCTCCCTTGAAGATTGCGAGGTAGAGAAGGACAAATCCACAGCACCACATCGTCAGGGTGGCAGCACCCATGAAAATTCTATCTGAAATCGTTCCGGGTTGCAGAAACTTCATTTCGTTTCTCCTCAATTTTTTTTCAGGAAGTTTTCCAATAGCCGTAGACGCACCGCTTCCCGGCCCGTGAGCAGTCATGGTTGTCGTGAATTACCCCGTCAACCATAGCGACGAGGTGCTTGCTTACCCGCACGACAAGTCTGCCGGAAGGAAGTTCAGAGGGATTCAGGTGAACCCGGCATCCGCTTCCCCGGCACATCGTCGCAGTCCACAGAAAACCATGATCTTCCATGTACCGCTTGAACCAATTTTCCCGCACCTGAACCCCGCTGTCAGGGTTGGAGCCGGAAAGATTCCACAGATCAGCGTGAACTTCTGCGTAATTTCTACGCATGGCGATAGCCAAGGCCCGGACTACGCAGTCGCCCACCCGCTTTCGGCCAAACTTGCCGGAAGCACTCCTCCCCCCATCGTCAAAGATGAAAGGAATTTTTTCAACTTTCATTGAAACAGCCTTTCCTGTTCGGTTGCGGCAAACTTCTTTTCTTCTTCCTTGTCTTGGAGCAACTTCACACCAAGTACCATGAAGTTCATGGCATCGTAAACTTCCTTCTTTGGCCTGAAGCCCATCGTGATGGTTTCCTTGCCTTTGCCACGGGTGCGCTGCAACTGAAAGCCCCCGTAGGCCATCTGAAGGGTGAAATCATCCTGATCCTTGGTCGTGCCAAGGGCAGCATTCAAGCGGGAAAGACCGTGATAGAGGATTCGTGTGGTGACTCGCATGGGTGTATTGTACCAACGCTAGGCCGGGGTCAACCCCCAAAGTTCCCACTTTCTCACATTTTTTGGTTCAGGTCAAATTTGTCAAGAATATTGAACAATTCTATTTCTTGATCAAGATTGAAGTTTGGATCAATCTGCCTGCAAATGGTAAAGATTCTGTCAAATTTCTTTGACAAATCAATATTGTAATTTCTCACGAAATCTATCTTGTCTTTCTGCAATCTTCCATTCCTGTGCAAAGGA